ACCAGGATGCCCTTGAGGCGCTTGACCTCATCCTCGAGCTCCATAGCCTTGAGTTCGGCACCTTCCAGCTTGGCCAGAGCGTCGGCCATCTTGCCGCGGGCGTCAGCGACCTGCTGGGCGGGGTCCCAGTAGCCCGAGGGGATGTCGTCGAGCTTGACCAGGCCCTTTCCCTGCTGACCGCGCTGGAGCAGACCGTCAACGTCTTCCCGGATGGCTTCGAAGTCACCGGGGGTCATGATGACGATGTTCTTGGGCGCCTCATAGCGCGAGGGAATGGTCCGAGTTTTGTACCCCGAACCAGCCTTGATGGGCTCACCCTTCTTGTGGAGCACCAGCCCAGCGTCATCCTTCACGTCTTCCGTGTAGCGGTGATTGACGGTGAGTTTGGTTTCCATGAAGGACTGGAGGACAACTTGACTAGCTGCCACTCTTGACTCCAAAGCCCGAGTAGGTCTGAACCGCGGGGGTATAAGGCGCGAACACGCCGCCGAAACGAGACAGGGTCTTGTAAGGCGTGCCCTGCATACCAGGGAGGACGGGGTACATGAACTTGGGCAGCGGCATTCCGAACCGGATCAAGCTCTGAGTCTGGTTGTCGGGGCCGCCGACGATCTGGGGAGCGGTGATGGTCAAGATGTCCGAAGTGCCGGGGTTGAACAGGGTTCCGGCCGCCAGGAGCGGGTCGCTGAAAATCTCGATATCGGGAACCGTTCCGCTCTTGCCCTGACCCGCGAGGAAGTTCTTGACCATGATGACCAAAGCGGTATCGGGGTTGTAGGTATCGCTGTAGTTGTAGGTCGTGAACAGGTTCAGAGCGTTGGGGCTCATGCCGATGCGCACCCGGCTGAACATGTTGTAGCTGTTCGACAGAAACGTGGCGACGGTCTTGGCAAGGGCGATGTACATGTCATGGCCCTTGGTGGCGCTGGCACTGGCCGCGATGGTCGTGAGACTGTCGGTGGGCCAGACGGTGAGGCCGTTGACGGTAAACAACCCGGTAATGCCGGCCTGGGGAATGCCATTGTAGATCACGTAGTCGCGCATCAGGTCGAGCACGAAGTTCGCGTACTGCTGCTTATAGGTGATCGGCTGCCCGTTGAACGGGTAGGTCGAGTTCGGATTGCGCGAACGCTCGAGCTCTTCGATGCTGATCCGGTAGGTCACGGAAGCGTTGATGACCGCCTGAGTCATCAGTCCGGCCTGGAACTCAACGTCGTTCGAAAGGTTGTTCGAAAGGGCACCAGCGGCCAAGAGTGCGGCGAAGCCCGAGAAGTCGCCGGTCACCAGAGTCATCATCTCGGCCCAGGGGTTGGTACCCGTATAGACCTCAACGTTCTTCATGGCATTCGACCAGATCAGGGGCTTGAGGAAGATGTCGGTGAAGTACCCGATACTTCCGGGGCTGGCGAGCTGGGCGCCGATCAGGTCGGGCGAAGCGTCACCCACGACGGCCACATCCGAGGCGCGGCCCCAGATGAAGTCGTACTTGCCGGTGTCGCGGTTGAGCTTCTTGGTGACCGCCAGCTTGGACATGATCGCCTTGGACTCGCCGGCCGACTTGGCATCGGCGGCCGAGGCCACGAGCTGGCGCACGTCATCACCGCGATAGACGTTCTGTCCGAACAGCGAATCGGCGACGTACAGCGGGGAACTGGCGCCGGCATCCGGGGGAAACCAGCTCCCAGCACCTTCGGAAAGGCTGAGCTCAAGCTCCATGTTCTTGGTGGCGGCCATGGCATCGGCGGCCAGCGCATCCTTGGGCTTACCCGAGAACATGCGGTCGACCATCTCAACCATGGGGTCAAAAAGTTTGTCAGCAGTGATCTTCATTTCTTCACCTTTCCTTTAGCTCGGAATCCGGAACTGCAGGGTCACGCCCTGGAAGCCGTTTTCGTCAACCTGGGCCACGAAACAGTTCGTGAGCACGGTCCATCCGGACGAAGCCGAAGAACCCGAAGCCAAGAACTCAATCTCGCCCGTGGTGTTCTTGAACTGGATCACGGCGCCGGGGACGGGATCGATGGCACCGGACTGCGTCTTGTTCCATCCGTTGTAGATGTAGGCACCCTCATAGCCGACCGTGATCGGCTGGCCCAGCAGCGGGTAGCTGGCATGGGCGGGGTCGTTCTGGGCGATGGAGCCGTCGAACTGAAGGATACCGGCGACCAGGCCCGAAGTGACCAAGCCGTAGTAGAACTCGTTCGGCGCCGCAGGAAGCCGACTGAGCACCGCGCCGAAACCGGCACCGGAAGCCGTGGTATTGGCCGTGGACAAGATGCCGCCGAGGTTCTGGGGCGCGCGACCCTGGGCCACGACGGGGATGCCGTTCTGAATGGCACCGCCCTTGAATCCGACCGAAGTGAACGGGAGACCCGAAGTGAACTGCATTGCTTACTTCTCCTTTCCGGGGCCGAAGCCCATCTTTCCGAGAACCTTGAGGGCCGGGTCTTCGCCGGAGGTCGACCGAGGGCCGAGGGTCATGGACCACGGGGCGCCGTAAGCGGCGTCGGCGACAGCCGCCGCATCTTTGGCCTCGGCCTCTTTCTTGGCCTTTTCCTCATCTTCCTTCTTCTTGGCTTCTTCAGCCTCGGCGTCTTTGGCGGCAGCCTCTTTCTTTTTGGCTTCCTCTTCCTCAGCCTTCTTCTTGGCCTCGTCGTCAGGGTCGTCGTCCTTGGACTTGCCCATCTTCCAGTCGGAAGCCTTGCCCCCGGCCTCGCGGTGTTCCTTCATGCGGGTGGAGAGGTCATCCCACTCCTTGTCGGCGTCGGCGGAGGCGGCCTTCTTCTTCTCTTCCTCTTCCTTGGCCATTTCGTCAGCGGATTTCGCCATGTCCTTCTCCTCTTTGTTCAACGTTTCGTCGAGGCTCAGTTTGTCCAGTTTCTCGTACAGGTCCGATACGCGGCTCACGTAAGCCTCAGCTTCCTTGTCATCAGCCCCGACCAGCCCCTTGATGTCACCGAGGAAGCGCTGGAGCAATCCCAGGTCGTCGGTATAGGGGATGTCGGCGATGCAATCCCAGAGGACGCAAGCTTTCTCGTTCATCTGGTCTTCGGTAAGGGAGTCGCGCAGCTTGGCCAGCTCGGTCAGCTTGATGCGGAAGGTCTCGGGCAGTTCATCCTTGACACCGCTCACGAACCGTTTGATGTAGCGCCAGAGCCCCGAGAGGAACCCCTGGTCTTTCTCGAGGTGGTCGAGGATAGCGGCATCGCTGCCACCACGGCCGGCCGGAACCAGCGCCACGTGGTTGACTCCCGAAAGCTCGGTCATCTCGATTTCGTAGGCCTGGCCGTCGGGCGCGATGCCGTCCTTCCATTCGAACTTGCCGAAGTATAGGGGCGACACCTCGCGCTCACCGCGGCCCTGGTAGGCTTCGATAGCCTCCTGGCCTCCGATGGTCAGGTCAGCGCGGATGATGACCTCAGTCTTGGCTTCGTTCATCTCGACGGTAGCGGTATCGCCAATCCAGCCCTGCACCAGGTCGGTGAAGTTGTTCGGGTCGACGTAGGCCTTATGGGTGTAGATGAACGGTTTGCGGGTGAAAAGCTCAGCGGAATCAGCGATCAGGGGAGCTGAGCGGTAGACGTGAAACTCTTTCTTGTCGGCATGCTGGGTGGGAATCGGACCGACCTTAAGAGCCGGCAATTCGCGGCGCAAGTACTTCTGAGTACCGGACCGCGCGATAGAAACACTCTTTTCCAGCAGTTCGCCCATGACCCCAAACTAGACGGTCTTCGGCACCTTGTCCTCATTCGGTGAGTCATTTTGACGCTATAGCGATTATTCCGGGGGTATTGGCTTGGGTTCGAGCTGAGGGAACACCTCGTAGGTGATGAGCAAGTGCAGCTCGAGGATCTTGTCCAAGAGTTCGGGATGGTTCAGCTGCATCTCATCCAACCGTCCCTTGATGGCGTTCTCAATGGCTGATCCGAGGCCTTGGAGCAACTTGGCCTTGGCCTGCTGTTTCTCCTGATCGGCCTGTATCTGTCGGAACTGTTCAAACTGGTCGTTCACTTTTTCCTCCTAGTTTCTCGAAAAACTCATCGGGTGATATGCCAAGAACCTTAGCCATTATCACCGCGCGGTTGACATTTGGAACCTTGGCGCCGCGCTCATACTCTGCGAGGCGGTCATGTCGGATTCCCATGGCTTCGGCCGCTTCTTTTAACGTCAGGTCTTTGTGCAATCGGGCACTGCGTAGGAGTCGGCCGAGTGGGGTTAGCTTGGTGGAGTCTATCATGCCGCCAACGCGACCCCATCGCCGCGAGTGACTTGCCGCGACCCAAGATCAAACACCGGAAGGAACCCGCACCGACAAAGCCAGTCCAGATATTCAATGGGCAGGTCATCGATGGCGAAGATCTTACCGTTGAGCGCCCGGTGACTCCTACGTACGCGGGCATCTCCGACCGTGACCCACTTGATCCACTTGGCACCGGCCTCGTCGTAGCTGGCTACCATCAGGGACTTGTTGAACCGGCTGAACTGGTCGCGTGCGAAGAACTTGGAGAAGTTCAGACCCTCGACGCTGATCTTGTCCATGAGGCCATCTAGGCCGTCCAAGTCCTGACGCTCGCCGCTGATCCACTGCTCAAGGACGCCGATGAACTTCTTCCTCAAGGTGCTTCGGCCGTCGGAGATGCGCTCCATGGCGGTATCGAGGTAGCCTCTGCGGATACCGTCCAAGCGCTCACGGAAGACGTCATCCTTATCCAGAGAAAAGGCCAGGGTCGTCCTCATGCGTTCGCTGGCGTCCTCGAACAGATCCGCGAAGAAGTGCTGCTGGGCTTCGGCCAACTGTCGGGACAACTGGAGTCTCATCCGTGCATCGTCTTCCTTGAGCGATCCAGCCGCGTTCAGGACCGCGAGCTGTTCCTTGATCCGGGCGATGGTCTGGACCACTAGGGCATTCTCGGCGTCCTGGACCCCTTCTCCGGTCTGGATCGATGCCAGGACCAAGTGCTTCTTGAAGTCTGCGATCATGGCCTCGAACTCGACCCGTACCAGCTTTGCGGCCGACTGCTCGACCTGGAATGGCGGGAGCACCACACCGCGGCGCCTCATTCGCTGGAAGCCTTCGGAGGTGCCTTTCGATTGGAGGTAGCCGGCGAAGGACCGGGGAGCTACTGGCGCTTGAGCCACGGCTCCCCCGTTTCGTCACGCTTGTGGATCACTGAACTGGCGTCGACTTTCTCCTGAGCCTCGGCCCGTTGCTTGGAAGCGACCCATGCGCCCAGCTTGCCCACGATGGCCTCAAGCTCGTCGATTCGCGTCTTGAGTGCCTTCACGGCCTTATCATGGCGCTTGTTCAGTTTTAGCTCGAGGTTGCGGATCTCATAGGCTAGGCCCGACTCCTGTATCTTAGCCATGGACTCTGACATCAGTCGTGATTGGGTAATCATTTCGTTGTCCTGAACAACCGCGTCAGCCAGGATGGTTTGGAATCCGCGATGGTAGCTGCGGTGGGCGGATTGCCAGTGTCAGCGTCATCCTCTTCGGTGCTGTCGGTCTTCTGCTTGCCCAGTTCGAGAGTCTGCTGGCGCTGCTCCTCTTCGAAGTCCTGTTCGGCGTCATCAAAGGCCGAGATACGCGAAGCCATCGCCTTGTCAGGCTCGAACTTGGGAATGAACTTGCGCGTCATCTCCACGGCGTCCCCGAGCTGGAAGCCAGCCTGGGTAGCCTGGGTGATGAAGTTGCCGGCAGCCGTCAGGGACTCCATGTTCTCCTGGTTGGTAGCCACGATGGGGGCGTCCAGGCTCATGCGCACGTCCTTGGCCTTACGCCCCTGGGGGGAGTCGTAACCCCATTTGGAGTATACGAGGAACTGGATGACGTTCTGCACCTGAAGGCAGAACTGGTTGCCCGAGAGCTGGATGGTCTCGGCCTGCTTGAGCGTGGTGTCGAAGCTCTTTTCGTCGAGGCTAGCGGTCTGCTCGTTGAACAGCACCGTATGGGAGATCTGGGCCTTGGCGCCTACATCCTGCTTGCCGATCAGGATGAGCTTGTCGAAGTCGGTCCAGTGGCGTTCGATGCTCTTGAGCTCGCCGGCCATGTTGATGACCTGGGTCTTGAGCGGATTCCACTGGTCGATGGCGGCTTGGTTCTCTGCCTGAAGTTTTTTGACAGCGTTCATGCCCGACTGGGCTAGGACGATATCGATGGGCTGGTGAAGGTAGACCAGACTGAGCTGCTGGCTGATGATCGGGATAGACCGGATCATGATCTCATAGGCCAGTAGCGACGGCATGAAGGACGGAAAGTCACTGATACCCCAGCCCATCTGTCGGATTGTACCCCAATAGGGAAGTTTCTTCGGTCGGGCGATGGCCATGCGCTCAGTGCGGATCGAGAGTCCGGCCAGGGGGATATAGAACTCCTCGGGGGTCAGGTAGTCGCGGGCGCTAATGTTGTAGTTGGGGATGAGCACCGAGTTCCACCGGTCGGCGGTCCAGAAGTATTGAAGGCATCCTTCCTTGAGCATTCCGGCCTTTCCCAGCTGCTCGATGGTCATTTCGTGGGTCAGTACGTTGTCGCCCTTGAGCCAGGGCATCAGGCAGGCGCCACCATAGATCCAGCCGTCACGCCACCATTCGACACACGATTCAGCGAAGTTCAGGGAGTCGGCGTGATCCTTGAGTTCCTTGAGCTCGTCCTCCGTCAGGCCACCGATGAATTGGTATCCGTTCGTGAAGATGCCCCTGGACTTCTTGTCGATGACCGTGCCAGCGATGCCGCCGTTACTGTAGTAGCTGGTCGCCTCCTGCGGGGAAACCACCACGGGGATAGAAGCCGCGTTGTAGGTGCCGGGGTCGAGGCCGGTACCGATGCCCGTGAAGTCGTTAAAGAAGGCATCGGCGCTCATGCCCTCGCTCTTGGCGGTGATCTGCTTGGCCAGCTTCTCCATGTTGACCGTCAGGCCTTGGCCCACCTCTTCCATGGTCCGAGAAGTGCCATCCATGGCCATGCCCGTCTTGACCTCGTCCCACAGGGCCCCGCGCATGACCTCGATATCCTTGGGCGAATGGGCAGCTTGGATGGGCACTTCCATTCCGTCGGCGACACCCTCATGGATGTGCTTGGGCGTCTGGGCGCCAGCCATCAGTTCGTAAATCTTCTTGTAGTTGGCACTGGGGTGGGTGGCGGCTAGTTGCTTGAAGTCTTTCAATCTACGTCTTCCTCTGGGGCAAACATTTCCCCTTCCTCGATTCTCGGCCTATCGACTGAGGTGCCCCGGACGGTCAGCCTGTACTTACAGGTCATGCATAGAAAGTATTGTGTCGAGCCGCTTTTTCCTAGCTCTCTCATTTCTACCCGTTGCCGCATCTCAACGCACCTAGGGCACAGCATATCAGTTTTTCCTCGCCGCTGGGGTCAGTTCATATAGGTCGCGGAACTCTTCCATGTTGGCCACTACCCAGAAGCAGCAGTACTCGGCCGCGTCGGCCACGTGGTCGGGAGACGTCGGCCCCTTTCCCTTCTCTGGCACTCCGTTCTTGTCGAACCCGCGGGTCTTGAGCGCCATGGGCCACTCCTTGAGCGTCTTGAACACTTTCACCCGGTCGACACGAAGCATCTTGTTCAGGTTGAAAATGCGGTCAAGGATCGAGGGGTTTCGGCCCGTCCACATGATCTTGACATCGAAAGAGCTGGCCTCGTCAACATAGCCGCCCAGCACCGGCTTGCCTGAGTTGTCGGGGTACCAGCATATCGCATTGACAGGGAAGGCATGGCGGAAGGCCTCGGGGGCCCGGCCAATGTCGGCGAAACTCCACTCCTTCACAGCGTATAGCGTTGAGTTGCGGATGATGAACGCCACAGCCTTGCTAAACCCTTGGTTCAAGTCCTGGCCAATGTGGATGGTCTCGTTCGGGAAGACTTCGAAGGGGTCAATGTAGTGCCGCGGTTCGTCATACTCGGGATATACCCGGCCCGAGGTGAGGTTCACGAAATGACCCTCGAGAAATGCCAGCTGCTCGTTGGGGGTGTACAGGTCATAGAGCCGCTTCACATAGCCGGGGTCAAGCGCGGTATTGTCCTTGGTCTTGCCGCGTACCAGGGCGTAGGGCGTGCCCTGCTCCTTGTACTGCTCGATGATCTGGTAGGTGCCCTTGTAGCCCTGGGCGGTTGTGGTGAACACGGTGAAGGGCTTGCGGCCATCGGGCAGCGTCAGGCGCGTACGCTCTTGGATGGCGCGGTGGGCCTCGATGCACTTGGTCTGCTCGAGCTCGTCCATCTCGTCGGAAAGGCTTACATGGACGTTGGAGCCATAGATGTCCTCGGGGCGGCCGGAGGCCAGCAGCAGGAAAGTCATCTTGCCGATGGTGATGACGTTCTGGGATCGGTCATAGTGATATTTAGAGCCCGACTCGATAAGCCACTTCACGAAGTCAGCCACGACGGTCTTTTTCAGCAGGCTGATCGTGTTCGAGAAGATCGCCACCTGAACGTCGTGCTTCCAGTAGCGGTCAGCCAGGTCACACAGCAGCATGTCATCGAGCGTGCTCTTGCCCGCACCATAGCCGGCCACATAGCTGAAGCTCTGGATGTCTGGTTCGGCCCACGGGAGCGCGAGCATCTGGCGCTGACCGCGGAACGGGACGATGTCCGTCAGGCTCACTGCTTGCCCTTTCTGATCTCTAGGTTGTCGTTTTTCTCAGTATCCAGGTCTTTCTTGTCTGGCTTCCCGCTGATGTGAATCCGCATAGGCGGCTCATCGCTCAACACAGAGTCCCCGCGCTCTACTTGGCCAAGGAACTGTTTGCCCAACCAGATCAGCATTGCTACGTTGCCCTTCTCGGCCGCCTGGAACTGGGCACGGCGAAGAGACATCTTTCCGCCACTCGATAGGGTTTTATATGCCTCCGCAAATGTTTGGCCGTAGATTTCTTTCACTCTGCGTTCAAGGGTATCAACTGACATCTTGAGCAAAGCGGCTATTTCGACCTCCGTGCACATGATGGAGCAATAGCTCTCAAACTTCTCTTTGTCGAATGTCAGGGGGGGGCGCCCCATCTTAGCCATGTCTAGAACCTAGCGGGGGAATGGGGAGTCGTCAACTTACCAGCCAGCCCGATTGGCTGTTCTCCACGTGAAGAGAGGCGATTCCGGTTCCTTGATCTCGTAGCTATCGAACAGGGCGAGAGCGGCCTGGGCGATCTCCGTATTGATCTTGAGCTGGTCTTTTTGCTTCCCGAGGTCGTCGAGCCGCTGCTGGATCATGTGGCCCAGGACATCGTTCTCGGGTGCCTGGACAATGCGGGCCTTAGCGGCCTCGAGCACCTTGACTTGATGGTCGATCTTGCTTTCGGCCTCCGCCATCTGTTGCTCGATACCTATCCTGATGCGCTCGACGCTCTGCTTGATGGGAAGTCCTTCCTGCTTCAGCAGGATCTCTTCGCCCATCTTCAGAAACTCGGCGTAGATCTGAGCTTGCCTGTTGTCTGGTCCGCTTTCGCCTGTTTCATCGTATCTCTTTTTCTTGTCAGGATTTGAGAGGATATCATAGGCGAGAGTCAACGCGGTGATCTTGGATTCATCCCCCCCATGGTCGGGATGGTGTTCTTTGGCCAGCTTACGGTAGGACTTCTTGACGGTTTCGGGGTCGGAGTCTCTGCTTACGCCCAGGGTTTCATAGGGGTCGATCATCGTCTATAACCTCCTGGCCCGCGGTGGCCGGTATGCCACCCTCCGCAATACCGACAGCGATATGGCCGGATTCCCTTCACGTCGATCTCTTGCTTCTCCATGAGGTGGATACTGGCCCATGCGATGTTGAGGGACTTGTGCCGTACCTTGTTGGTGCAGGAGGCCCGCTGGAGGGGTGGGGTGCTCACGTCTCGCTGGCCTCATAGGTCTGGATGATGTGCTCCAGACCTACCTTGTCGGCTTGCTTAGCCTTCCTCATGCCGGCGATGGCGTTCTCCCGTGTCCCAAAGATCTCAAGGGCGACCTTCTCGAGCTCGGGAGGCAGGATGCCCTGCTCAAGCAGATGGAGCTGCCGCTTCACCACGATCAGGAGTTCCTTGTTCGCTCTCAGATTGTCTTGCATTCTCTTCCTCCTGGGCTTTCAGCGCCTCGGCCAGCAGTTCCCGCCACTGGATACCTTTCGATGCCCAAGTGTGCTGGGTGACCCATTCGTAAGCAACCTCGGCCTTTTTCAGGTAGCGCTCACGGTAGCGATGGATCTTGAGCATCTTGTCGACCATGTCGTGAACATCGACCACGGGGCGGACCGGGATGGGATCCATGCGGCCCAGGGACATGGTGTGGTCTATGTCCCCGTTCCTGACCAGCGTGCCGCGTTCCTCGTTCGGACCGATCAGTTCTTCGATGGCGCTGTGCCTCGGAAAAAGTACCGGGATCTTACAGGACATCGCTTCCGTGAGGCTGAGGCCATGCCCCTCGCCGAGTGTGGTGCTGATGACCAGATCAGCCGCGTTGTAGAGCTGGTTCAGCACATCGACGGGAATCCCTTTGACAACGTTGAAAACCCGTGGATCGGGGCACGACCAGTCCCTGCCCTGCACCAGGCCATAGTGAGCCGCGATGTCCACCATCCGGCCGCCCTCGTCTTCCTGGGCGGCATGCATGAACAGGAACGAGTTCGGCACCTTCTTGTGGAAGGCCGAAAAGGCGGCGAACGTGCGATTGAAGTCCTTCCGCGGCTGGTTGCGGTTGACATTGAGCACGAGGAAACAGTCTTCGGGCATCCCGGGAAAGATCATGCCGCGGAGCATCTTTCTGGCGTCTCCGACGATGGGAAAGAAGGCCGAAGGCTCTGAGCCATGGCCGATGACCTTGAGCCGAGTGAGGGTGGGGTCTATCTTGAGGACTTCCCGGGCGCCGAATTCCGTATAGACCACAGGGTAGTCGACTTTCGAGATGACCTGCTCGACCCACTCCTTGCGGGGAAACCCGTCGACGGGGAAGTAGAAAATGAGCTTGAACTTCTTCTCGAGTTCCTCCCTGATCTTGAGGATGGCCGGGAGGGCGATGCCCAGAATGGCTGGGTCCTGCAGGACGAACACTATGTCATACTGGCCCTGTTTGATGAACATGGGCAGCTTGGTGAAGCCGTAGAGGCTCTGTTCGTCGCGGGCCGGCCAGAGACCATCAAAGACGGATTCCTTGGTGGGCTCGAAGTAGGGGTGATCCTCGGCGACATAGGGTTCACCCTGGAAATTCACTCCCAGCATAGTCAGGTGGTACTCACCAGGGGGCACCATCTCGCGCAGAAGGTTGCGGGCCACGTTGCCGAAACCGGTTATTGAGGTTGGGCTGTCCGCGTAAAATAGAATCCGCTTCTTGTCGCTCACTTCAAAAGCTCCTTATTCTGGTGAATGTTGCCGATGATTTCGATTTCCGAAGCGTCTCGAAAGCCTATGCTCTGATTCCAAAAGAGCGGACTTCCATCATCGGCAATTTTGATTTCTGCTATGCGCTTCTCTTGCCACCATTTAGTAGCTGGCTGATCGTGAATAGGCTGACCCATTCCCCCGCCGGGATTGAAATTGTCCATATTGACCATCCGTTGGCCAATGTCCCCATCGTAGATCTCGCGTCCGTTCTTGTCTTTGAGGCCAGTGAACTGCTCAACATCAAACGTTCTCATGTTGATGGTGTGATTGTGGTCAAGCTCCATCAAGTCGAAATAGCCAAAGTGTGGCTTCCGAGGGTCGCCGACCCAGTAGCGGAATTTCAAGTCTCTCACGATCACCTCCAGAAATGAAAAATCCCTCTTCGGCGGTTGCAGGCGCCTCGGAGGGAAGTCCGGTCCATGGACGTGGGAAGATCTGCAGCGCTCTTCTCACACGCCCATCCTACCAGTTGGACCTGAAAAAGTCAAAGCTTCCTGAAATATCCGTTGGGGTTGCTCGAGATCAGGAACCGCCGGCCAATGTCCAGATCCAGCTCGAACCCGTCCAGCCCGTCACGCACGGCGTCCATGGGCGAGTTACCGGGCCAGCAAGTCTTACCCTGATACAGGTCGGGGTCGCGACGGTCCACGAAAGTATCGAACACCACGAGGTAGCACCCGGCCGTCACCAGGGGGCCGAGGGCTTCGATCTCAAGGCGCACATGCTCGGCGGTGTGCAGGGAGTCGAGACATACCATGATGCGATAAGCGGGCGGGAGGTGTTCTTTCACACGGGTCAGCATCTCGGGCGCTGTCGAGTCACCTTCAAGGATTACTGAACTGACGTTGAGATCCATCATACGTTCAGAGACGGCATCCTTAACGCCATCCAGGACACCTTTCTCGATGCTGATGACCGACCTACGGTGACGACGGCTGAGCATGGACAGCATGGAGCCATAGAAGGCCGCGGAGCCCCCATGAGCCAGCCCGGTCTCGATGATGACGTTCGGCTGAGTGCGCCAGATGATCTCCTGCAACGCCACCAGGTCGTCGGGGAACTGGATAATCGGGAGCCCCATCCATTCGAAGTTGTAGAAGTACCGGGTGCGGACAGCCTCATCCATGAATAGTTCAGCCATGGCTTCGCGGTCTGGATCGTCCTGATACAGTTCCAGGTTCTTGGACCGTTCTTGGCGGAAGTCATCAGTCGTCATTCAGTCCTCTCTATTGCCTATAAAATAGAAGTTTCCATTTCCTGTTGTTACATGCCTACTGCTAACAGCTTCAGTAGGCAGAATATATTTTGCCTTTGTATAATATAGAATCGCCCAAAAAACGAAAATGACTACCCAGCACATGATGAGAATCATTGCCATCTCAAAGATGCCCTTTTCTAACCGCTCCCCTTGGGAGGCTATCATGAATATGCCCAAAATAATCAAATCCACCAGCGAAGCCATGCTTATGCCTATAACAATGGACTTAAGCAACAGAAACCTTCTCTTTTTGCGAGATTCTCTCATGAAAGCTCCTTGGGCAGCGTTCCAGCCGCCACCGCGTCGAGAATGGTCTCTGAGCCAGGGCGACCGCCCCAGATGCGCTCATAGAGTTCGCTCCATGGCCGCTGTAGGAAGTCGTTCTTGGCACGCATGGCGGCGTCTTCCTTGATGGTGTGGCTGCCCACATGATCCACGATCACCATATCCCCTTCGTTGTGCGAGAGTTCCAGCTTCCAGCTCTTGGCGGCCATGCACCGGAAGTAGTGGCAGTCCATGAAGTACATCGGGAACAGCAGGGGCTCATACCAGGAGTTCGTCTCGAAGTTGTACCGCGGATTGTAGAAGCTGGCCACATCGCCGGCGCCTGTCGAGAATATCGCCCCCCACTTCTCGCCACGGGCCTCGAGCTCGTTCCGCTTGTCCAGCATGATCTTGAGGGCGCCAGGACGGAGCTCGGCGTCATCGTGCATCCAGAACATGAACTCCTCATGGTTCTTGCGGGCGCGGCGGATGGCCCAGTTGAGCACCTGGGGAAGAAGCATGGGCTCCTCGGGGCCGAACTGCCAATGGACTTCATGGTCCTCGCGGTCGGTCTCGTGAACCGAACCGCCCGGGACGTTGTCGATGATGAGGATGGTGCCGTTGCTCAGGGTTGAATGCTTGCGCAGTTCGCGGCGCACCGACTCGACGGCCCTGGCCAGCAGCTTCTTGTTTCCGGTGAAGGGAATGACCACGCTGAACCGAGCTTTCGGGATGGGTTCGAAGAACGGCGCGAATCTCTCAGGGTTATCGAGGACGAACTGCGGATAGTCCTTGTCGTCGATGAACTCCCACCGCTGGTCCTGGCGCTTGTAGAGGTCCATACCCATCTTCAGCGCCTTCTCGATGTGGGCTCGGTCCTTCCACTCGGGGGTGTTGAGCTCCTGGTGGGCGTTCTGCTCGATCTTTCGGATAATCGCGTCGACGCCGCCCATGTAGCTGAAATGCCAGCCGGCGTTGGGGATGGTGATGCACTCGGCCCATGGGATCTCGGGGTTGTTGTTGTGGCGTGTATTCTGAGGATCGGTGAAGAGTCGGGCACGGACAGCGATAGGGGCTCCCCACCCATCGTTCACGGCCCGGCAGTTGAACTTGTAATAGCGGAAAGACAGATTGAACTTGAAGATGTCTCCCTCCAGAGGATTTTCTTCTGCCCATCCTAAAGATGATTCAGCAGGTGGCCATGATCTGGATGTGGCCCATTTGACCCGATAGAGCTCTCTTCGTCGAATGATCTCGTCCACGTCCGACAGAATCACCCAGTCCTCGGGGCCGAGGTCCGGCACCTGGCGCACACCCCGCAGCGTGGCGTTGCGCGTCCATGCCTCCCGCGCCCAGGCGTCCACATTCTCGGGATAGTCCTCGACCTTCACGTGGATGATCTTGTCGTGGAACTTGGCGAAGCGGTCTTTGTGCAGATCGTATTCCATGGGCTTGGGGTCACCCTTGAAGTCACGGTTGCCCTCGACTAGGACGAACCAGTCCACGGCGGGAGACATCTCCTCGAGGCGGATTTCGAGGATGTCTAGTTCGTTGTTGAAGATGAAAGCGTCGATGATTTTCACTTCTCATCCTCCCTTATTTTGCTATATCCAGTCGCGGCAAAACCTGATAACAAGAGTATAAGAATCACACATCTATACCATTCAGGTGGGTTTCCTTCCGGAAATGCTGTGATTCCTAGAATCATGCCCACTAGGGATACAGACCATACCAGGAAGATGATAAGCGTTCTCATTTCCCGCTCCAAACGAACACCCCAAATCCAGACGGGTGGCAGTCCTGCGTGATGTCCAGCTTCGGCCCAGGAATCTCGTCCCAAGCTTCCGTCATGTCGTTCATGTGGATGTCGTCGAGCATCACTAGGGCCCCGGGGCGCAACAGTGGCCCGACCAAAGTGAGCTGGTTGCGTAGATCCTTGGCCACGTGATCGGTGTCGAGGAACAGGAAGTCAAAGGTCCGCTTGTAGTCTTCCTGGAACCGGCGATAGATGGCAGGATCGTTGGCGTCGGCCGTGATGTACTCGGTTCGGTCGTCATCGCGGATGGCGTCGGGTAGGAAGTGCGCGTTGGTGCCGATATCTGCGCTGATGAGCGTGGTGTCGCGGGGGAGCTCGGAATACATCATGATCGAGCTGGCGCCGGCAGCGGTCCCGAGCTCAAGGATGCTCTCGGGCTGAAAGAACCGGACCGCCAGGGCAAGCCAGTGATAATAACGGTGCTCGGGGGCGCCGTTCATGTACTGGAGGAACCCGTCGTCCATCTTTCCGAACAGGTGCCGCGGTGGCTGGTAGGTTTTGCAAGCCTCCATCACCGCTTCGTGAAATTTCTCAAGGTCGTCCTGGGTCTGAGGTCTCATGCTTTGTCTCCTTTATTTTGCTTGTCAGCCATTGACTTGATTGGGGTTTGTCAGTGCCCCCGACCCCGTAGACGATCTGAATGCCGTGAGCCTCGCAGAACGCGGCCTCGGGCGTGTTGTCGGCGCCGCGGTCCCCCCCCTTGGCGAAGATGTCGGGCGTCAGGGCTTCGAGAGCCGGGACAACGGTATCCTGTTCGCTCTCAAAGATCACCACTTCGTCGACGCACCGCAACGCCCTCAGGATCTCGGCCCGCTGCTCTTGCGGCATGAAGGCAAAGCCCTTCTTGCGGACCAGGAAGCTGTCACCGTTGAGGATGACAGTCAGGTGGCCGGCGATCTTGCGGGCTTCCTCGAGATAGCGGACGTGGCCGATATGCAGGGGGTCGAAGCCTCCCGAGACTGCTACGGTTTTCACGGGACCTCCCGCGTCGTCGGCACGTTGTATTCCGCGCAGAGTTGGTCTAGGGTTTTGCCTACAAGCATTTGAGCTATGATCGCCCATGCTGAGGCTTCTGGCACTGGGTCTTTTGCTTGGAAAGCCTCAAAGACGCCCTTGAGTTTGTCAACATCCGTCAGCTCGACGGCTTGGGGAAGGGGGCGGACAAGCGTAGGATCATCGACGAGATTTCCAGCGGTATTCAGCGGCACCCAAACAATCTTGCCGTCAATGGTTCCACCATGTCCCTGCGGACCAATGGCCCTATCTCCCACCTCGAACCTTTTCCCCTCGGGCAGGATCACGGAGTCGCGGCCAGTCTCAAATCCCTGCTTGAAGAGTGCCAAATCTCTTCCGTCAGATTTATAAAGTCCATAAGCTGTTGCGGCTTCTTCGGCGCTGACTCGCGTCTGCACTTTGTTCGTTGGGTTCATGGGGTCTCCTTTTTGTCCAGGGCTTCGCGGGCGAAACTATGCCTCATTTTCGGATCAACTCGTCGCCCGCACATTTTGCAAATCCAATGGTCATGCCTAGCATTCAGCTTCGGATCTGGCTTGGCGCAAGAACAATCTGGGGGATTGTCGGCCCACTCGTGAATCGGCGGCATCTTATGCATCTGCACCAACTTTCAGAGAAATGGCTTTGTCAAGACCACAAGTGCACGGCGTCCCGGCATTGACGCCACATTCTCGGTCATGATCCCCATAGACATTCAGCGCCTCCCTCAGCCGCGTCACTTCAGCATTGGCGGTTTCGAGGGCTTGGTCGATGTCAATCTGTAGTTCAACATCATGATGTCCAACCGCGCCTGGGCCATGATGCCTTGTCCGCCACTTCTCAACGATCCGCTGCCCAGTGGTTTTGGTCATGGCGCATCACCTTCGCCGATTTGCTTGACCGGCTTAAATCCTGGCCCGCGCATATCTCGGGGAAAGCCACACATGATGAAATCGGCCATGGGATTTGACTTGTTGAACGAATGAAAATATGGGCAGTCGTTGATGCAGAACCGGCCAGCCGTGACGATACCTGGGATATCTACGCAGGGAGCCCTCGGACGGTCGTTATCATCGAACGAACACCGCTTTGCCCTGACTCCGTGTGGCGAAACATAGCCGCTATGCATCTCCATGAGTCCTTCATCAAGAGCAAGCCGTTTCATACTTCCTCCGTGATGCGGGTGACGTCGTGGTTGTCCTTGGGTGCGGCAGGGAGAATGAAATAGAGCGTGACTCTACTATCGAGCCTGGAATGGTCATCCTCGTCAGCATCATCCCAGCACTGGTAATATGGGTTCCACGCCAGATGTTCACAACCCCAACCGGGGACGAAACACCAACAATGAATATGTGGGCCATTGTCTGTTTTTTCAGGCCCGATAGTCGGCGGACGCTCTGTTACACTGATCCACTCCGGCGCGAGGAGATTGGCTGCGGCGATGGCGTCCGCGAGATAGTCATGTAGACTCCTTGAGTCTTCTGTAAACGATGTTTGAAACCACGCACGCTCGGCTTCACTGATAACCTGTTCCAGCCGTTCCTTATTGTCCATGCTTGGCCTCCTGGAGATGGGCGATGTCTGAAAGAGCCTCATCGAAACCGCAATCGCAGTCCGGATAGAAAGTTTCATCGTTGTAAATGCCATGGTTTCGTGATGCACAGTCCTTAGCGTGAACGGCATAGTTGTCAACAAACTCATTCAAGCGATCAATCAATGTCTCAATCTCGGCGGTGGGTTGCGGGGCGAGTTGGAGGGCGTAGATCGCGTCGGCCAATTCATCATCAGACATTTCTTCTCGTGTATGTTCAGTAATGAGATTTAGAATCTTGTCTCTTCCTATACGATGCAACAGCTCAAAGACTTGGGCGGCAATGCGTTTGCCGATGTCTCGTTTTATTAGCCCTGGAAGCGCCGTTGTTTCATTGTCATCATAAAGCACTTTGTACACGATGGCGGAAATCATAGTTGTGACTTCACCACTATCCCTACTCACCACCGCCCGGTTGGGCTCGGGGATCTGTTCGGCGAGACGGTCAATAGCGTATAATATGGCTTTTCTAGTATTGGTAATAAACTCGATTTTCATTTCAGCTTCATATTGTGAAATGAATCCATCGGCCATATTCAATGCCTTTGCCACATCCGCGTTGAGGGATGTACGTGGAGCAGTCATTTGATACTGCTCCAATGCGTGTTGGGCAATTCTATTGCCTTCACTATTTCCAGGTTTATTGCCATTTCCAAGTTTAGAAAGTGTTTCTAACGCATTTACCAACCCAATAACAGGCATGTTGGCTTGTCCCATGGTACGACTAGCCAGTGCGATCATTGTATCCCTGTTGGCCTTAGGCAGGTCGTCGAAGTCCACTCTGGTCAATGGTTGCGTCTGCCAACCATTCATAACGGCTTCTTGTTCGTAGGTCTCGTGAAGCCACCTGGCAACCTCCTCCACCTTCTGCGGTTGCTCGGCGGTTCCTGAAGAGGCAGTCTCTGAAGAGGCAGTCAATGCGGCGATGGTCTTACGGGCAATTCTCATGCAAATATCTACCCGCTGGGCATCACTCTTTATGGCATTTTCAACTCTAGAAATCTCTTCAAAAGCTTCAAGCGCCAGTGTCTCACGTTCGTTCATTCGTCAGTCTCCTTGATTGCTTTTCGTATCAATCTGTTCACGGTCTTTTGACTCGCCAGCAGAAACCGGCACTCGACGTGCTCCGTTTCAGTTCCTATGTGAAAGAGGCAAAGCGCGCATACGTTTGTTCCCACCTTGGCTGGTACGCGTTCCCCGATGGCATGTAGTTTCATCCACCAGTTGTCGCCCCACCATGCTCCACCGTGAGGGCACGGAGTAGTAGAGCTTTCACGATTGCCGGAGCGTTCTCTGGAATAGGGAATTTGTTCAATTCCGCGCAACCTATCGAGCAACCTCATTCCCCTCTCTCCTTTTGGACATTCTCGCGTTGGGCGGTCATGTCAGTTCGTTCCTCAAAACATTGAGTAGCTTGTCGGCAATCTTGCGAAGGTCGGGACGGCCTTCAACGCCAAGACGCTGACCCACCCGGTAGACCATTTCCTTGGCCGACGTTCTGGAAACTTGGGCGAAATGGCCGAACGATTCGATAGTGCGACCGCCTTCCATGACGTACTCAACAACCTTGAATTGCGCTTCGGTCATGGCGTTTCCTCGGCCTCAACCCGCGCCCGTTCGGCAGCGAGATATTTTTCCAGGAGCGCCAGATGGAACGCGGCGTCGTCGAGAAGGTGGTCGAGGCTCAACGGCGCGTCACTGAAAGCGCAAGCGTCAAGGAATGCTGCGGCATCTTCATCCACTCTCTGGTGTTCCTTGCGATACTGGTCGACGAGTTGGGCGGCTGGGGTGTAGCAAGTAGGGCGTTCGTGAATGAACTGGAACTCAAAAACAGTTCTGGAAAAAGCTCGCCACCCCTCTTCTTTTCCCTGTATTCCGGCAGGAAGATACCATCTGAACAACTCTTCTTCGCCTCGGATAGTTTTACCGTTCGGCGCCATGAAGACCCAGTGCTTGGCAGTGGAACCGTCTTCATATTCAATCTCAGTAACGCCACAATGCGTTGCCCCTTCCGGCGCATCCTTCCAAAGTGAGTCGTGGTATGTCATGACTGTTCCCTCCGTCGCATCATCATCTCGTGGAACTCGGCGAGCGCTTCGTCGCTCAGGTTGGGCTTGTCGAAACCGCCGGCCAGCGTCCAACGCTCAAGGTCAGCCTCCAGGCCGTCCCACAGCTTGGCCTTGTCAACGGGGGCGGGAACGAGCTTCCCGGTGCACTCGGAAGTTTGCACACCAGTCGACCGCATGATCTCGCGGAGGGTCTCGGCCTGGTCTTTCACCACATCCTCCACAGAAGCGTTTGGGGAATGCCGCATTCTTCGGCGATTCTCTGACGGGCCTCTTTCATGACCGTCTCGTAATCGACAAACGAAGGCACCGCGGTCTCTTTAGGCTGGTTAAGCAGCCCGAAAATCGGCGGGAGGATTGACCCATCGGATCTCCGAGTGAACCCGCCGTAAACCAGGGTGTAGAACAACCTGTCCTGGTATTCCTTGGCCGTCATGTCATTGCTCATCCCGGCATCCGGCCTTGTTTCCAGCCGACCCGCTTCTTTTCGGCGTCCCGTGTCGTCCAATACAGCCACCAGCGCAGCGCGTACTGATACGAGGTCTCGCTGGACTTGCGTTCGGGGGCGCCGTCTTCGGCCGGCTCGGTCTCGAGCCATCTGTCGAGTGCAGTTTTCACTTCACACTCTCCTGGAGTTTGTGTTTCTCGCGGATGTGCTTGTAGTCGGATTCGTCGAGGGGGCGGAAAAATCTAGCACCCCACATTCTGAAACGAAGTCCGAGATCGAGCGGGTCTGGCATTGTTTCAAATAGAAGTCCGCCACCCAAGTTCTTTTTGGTAACGAAATGCACGGAATGGGGATCTACCGATTTTACAGGGTAAATGTGACCTACAACGAAGTGCGGCCATTCAGTCATGCCCCCGAGATATAATGCCAGTTCCCCAACCTTCCATTGATGCATCACAATCCACCTCCATGCACTCAGTATACAATTCGATGGTTTGTTTGTACAGCTTTGTTTGTGGTTGTTTTACAAATTAAGGTCGGTAGTCGTGCTCAAGCAGCCAGAGGGTGAACCCGGTCCAGTTGCCTTCGGCATCCTTCTCGACACCAGAGCGGTAGCAGATAGTAGCCGCCAGGTCCCCGACGCGCTGGCCGGGACGCACGGTGCGGTTGAAGGTCCAGCGGGTCTTGGTGTAGCGGAGGATGAGCACGATGGTGGCCGCAATAGCGCGGGCCTCGTAGCCCTCATCGTCGAGATGGGCGGTCCAGGCTTCAAGCCACTTCGGGCGGTCTCGGAAGAAGATATCTTCCTGGGTATCGGTCTTCTCATCGCGGCCCTTGAAGTAGCGATCCATCAGGTCCATATCGGAGTCGGTCAGGTCGGTGCCGATCTTGCCGCGGGTGATGGTCTTGCCGATGGTCTGGAAAACTGCCTTCGTGGCACGGTAGGCGCGGTCGTAGCTGATTCCTCGTGAAGCGGCGTAGTCTCTGATCGTTGTCACATTTCCCTCGCGTTGATTTTGAATTCTTCGAGCTGCTGACGGATCTTGACAGCTCCCGGGCCCACCGGCCTTTCGATGCCGCACTTCTTGACACATTGGTAGATCAGGAAGGCGTCACATTCGTCGGTGGTGCCGAAGTCCCTGCCATAGAGCGTTCGGACGGCGTTCAGATAGTCGCTCTTGTGCATCGCGGTGCCCTTCTTCAGTCTGACGCCTGTCACGGCTTTCCAGACCTGCGGAGGCACTTCGATGACTGGGATATCCCGGGCTGAGAACCACCCGCGGGCGATCCCCCCAACCTCGGCCTGGACGGTTACTGCCGAGCTCTTGGAACCCAAGCTGTAACCCTCGACGATGCACAGCCCCCAGCCCTTCTCCGGGGCCGAGAGCCTAGACAGCCAGGAAAACAGCTTTCCCAGCGTATCCATGCGCCCAATGTCCGAAGAGATGCGCTTGACCTCGCTCGACTCCTGGCCGTCACGGACAGAGTAGACTCCGAAACCTCTCAAGCTGGGGTCAAGCGCAATGGCGTTCACTCTTTGTCGTCGTCCTCGAGGCCGGCGAGTTCCAGATTGCCGCCGTCAGTGTCCTTGTCCTTCTTGGCCTCGGCCGAGGAGAAGTTGATGACCGCGGTTCCGGAGTCCTTGACCTTGGCGAGAATCTTCTGGCCGGCCTGATCGTTGGGAACCACCAAGTCGATTCCGATGCCGCCGTTGCGGTAGGTGCCAAGGTGAACGAGTTCGCCCTGGGTTTCGATGTGGGTGCCTTCGATCTCGAAGATGGCTTGGATGATCTTGTTGACATTCTGGAGCAGGACCATGGAGTTCTCGGTCTTGACGATCCTGACCTGAACCTTGATATCCCCGTCGCGGTAGCTGCTGACCTTCTCAAGGATCACGTCACCCTGAAAAGTGCCAGCGTTGAAAAGTATGGCCATGAATAAGCCCTCCTGCCAGCACTATATCAGGGTTCCGTCAGTTTTGCAATGGAAACGAATTATCAGGTCGATGCGCTAGACACCGCTGCCAGCTTCGGTGAAGTGCCAGAGCGAATAAACCCTTGGGCCACGCATTCGTAGTAGAGCTTCCTGACCTTCCGCTCACTGATGCCAAGCCTCTTCGCCACCACCTCCCGCCCCCAAACCATGCCGTCGGTACGCCCCTCGGTAGCCGCAGTCATGTAGTCCCGAGCGGTCTTGATGGGCTCGAAGGGGATCGGCGCCAATGGGGGCCGCAGCGCTTGGGGTCTCTCGACAGGCTTGGAGGCTGGAACACTTGGAACGGCACGACGCTGGATCGGTACAGGCTTCTCGGATCGGCGCCAGGTGTTCGCCATGGCCACGGCCTGATCGCCGGCCGCCAGAAGCATCAAGACGATGCCCTTGATCCAAGGCGCCCAGTCGGGACCGGCGAAGCTAAACAGATCGTCGACAGACTTGTTCTCGGCGCCCTTGGGGATCTGGGGTTCAAGAGCCAGCAGGTCATGCTTGGCCTTTTCAAAAGCCATTTTCTTTTCGTCGCCGGCGGCCTTGTTTTCCCGCGCTCCCGTCGTGAAGTCACCGGGAATCGCTCCCGTACGGGTCGCCGTGCCCTCCCAGTCGGCTTTGGCGATGTTGTACGCGTCCAAGGCCGTCTTGTAGGAAGGCGAGTCTAGAAAGGCTTGGCGGGACCCGTTTGCCTCGACATCCTTCCCACGCTCGAGCTGCCACTCGATCATGGCCACCCCGCAGAGCAGGATGATGATCTCCAGGGGGATCACCAGGAACCGCCGAGCGTCGGGAAGCCTCCAACAGAGATACATTCCCGCGATCAGCCAGATGGGGCCGGCGCCAGCGATGTACCAACCGATGACCCAGCCCATCCAGTCCCAGGTTGGAACGCGGGCTACGGTCACCAGCAGCGCGGCCACAATGGCCCAAGACACCGACCACTGGCCTGCCGAGACAATCGACCGGGCCTTTTCTTCTTGTTCTTTGGTCATCTTACTGGCCCTCCCGGTTGTCAATCTCGTAGAACGACAATGTAGGTCGGTCGAAGCGCACTCGTACGTCCCGAACCTGCCCATCCCGAACCTTGGCCAAGATGATCCTAGAGTCCGTGAAGTTGCCCGCGTCGTCTTGCTTGTGCCAGATCAGCCACGCCTGGTCCGCGTCCTGCTCGATCTGGGAAGAGTGCTGGAAGTCGCCCATGTTCGGCCGGCGCTCGTCGGCGTCCCGCTTGAGCTGGGCCATGGCCACGATGCAGATGTTCAACTCTCGAGCCAGAGCCTTGAGCGACGTACACGCCTCGCCAACCTCGTCCATACGCCGTTCTTTGCCAGGAACACGGATGAGCTGCAGATAGTCGATGAACACCACCTCAACATGATCTCGGGCCATCTTGCGTACCACCTGTTGAAGCTGGCCAAGTCGGATGTTGGGCTGGTCGTGGATCACGATCTTGGAATCTAGCAGCCGGTCAGAGGCGAACTTGAGATCGGCTATGTGTGTCTGACCGACCATGCCCGTCTGCAAGTCCCGGCCATCGATCTTGGCCTCGGCGCCGAGCATGCGGATTACCAACTCCGTCTCGCTGGACTCGATGGTCACGATGCCGGCATTGTGCCCGTTCGTACCCATGGTCCTGGCCGCTTGGGCCATCAGCGCTGACTTGCCCTGGGACGGTCTGGCGCCTATGACGACAAGCTGACCAGCCTGGGCGCCAAGGGTGCACTCGTCAATCGTTGACATGCCCCACGAAATGCCGGGGATCTTGCCGCGGGCCTCCATGCGTGCCCTGATACGGTCAAACGCAGGGCCGAGGATGTCGCGGACATGGTTGGTCTTGCCGTGCGTCTGGCGCAACGCCACGGCGGTCATGGTGCGTTCCACCACGTCGAGGCAATCTGGGTATCCTTGGCTCAACGCCATCTTGAAAGCGCTCTTGAGCTGGTCATCGGCCCAGGCCTCGAAAATCTTGGTCTGATACCATTCCCAGTTGGCCGAGCTAGCCATGGCCGTGGTCAGTTCGGTGATGGTCACGCCATCGAGGCCGGCGCCCATGAGCATGGGGATGTCGTCACCATCGATCTTAGTCTTGGCGGCCAGAGCTACCAGAATGCGGTAAACCCCGCGGCGGCTGGTGAACATCACGTCGGTCAGGATGGAGGATGCCAGAATATCGCTGTTCAGCAGCACGGCACCCAGAAAGGCGGTCTCATAGTCACGGCGAAGATCAGGCACGGAGTCCCTCCTTGCGAAGGCGTTCAGCTCGGGGGTCTTGGAAGCGCCAGGAATCGTCGTCTTGCTTTTGAACCGGACCATCCTTGGCGACGTTGGCGATCAGTTGCGGGAACTTCTCGCGCAACTTAGCACCGCTCAGGATGTTCGAGACCCAGAAGCACCCCGGGGACTGGCACCACAGGATGACGCGTCGGATCTCGTCGGGAGTTCGTTTGTCCAGACGGATCAGCTTGTCGATGTCCGAAGCCCAGCGTTGAAGAGTCTCGCGTTCCTTGCCGATCAGGAACTTCTCGTCAGTCTTGCGATGTTCTGTCATCAGCAGGGTGGCGAGGATGAGCGGATGCGAGTCCTGGGGGTATTCTTCTCTATCCTTCTTAGAACCCTTAAGGGTAGATCTAATACTATGTACCGCAAATTGCGGAGAGGGGGTGTCCGCTTTTTGCGGTGAGGGTGTCGGCAATTTGCGGAGGGGGTCATCGAGGCGACTGACGATGATTCTGGCGCTTCCAGTATGGGTTTTCTTCATCCCGATACCGAGGTATCCGAGCTCAAAAAGCTTCTTCACTCCCCGACTTACCGTGTCTTCTGAGCACCCCAGAAAATTGGCCAGATAGGCGTTTGAGGCGTAGCAATGGGCCTCTGTCGCGTCGAGGCTGTTGATCTCCATGAGCAGCCCCTTTTCGTTCATTGACAGGTTCCTGTCTTCCCAGACTGCCTTGGGTATGAAGATGCCTTCAAACTTTCGCTGTTCCATTTTCACACTCTCTTGACTGACTGTTCGTTGCGTCCGGTCGAAATGATGGCGATATCTTGAAAGACATCCCTGATCTTGCCGTTCTTCATGATTCCCTTGTCAGAATAGGTGATGGTGGATTCGAGCGGGGTTTTTTCTGAGTAATTGTCGAGTTGGTCGAGACATGTCATACCCACGGCCACGGTAGCACTCTTGAGCTTCCCCACACTGGACCACGTTTCCATGATCGCTGAATCATACCAAGCCTTGTCGAGAAAACCGTATCGGATTTTTCCTTGAAATTTATTCTCAGGGTTGGATGGATCCGACACCCTGCCGTAGGGCAATACACTGGAATTTCGGATTGGGCCGTCACCGTGACGCGACAAGTACGCCCGGGTCGCCAGGATGACCTCGAGTTCAATTGGGGTCGAAACCTTGGTCAGAAGTTCCACGATGTTCTTTACGCCCGTCGACGACGGTGTGATGTAGGGGTAGCTTTCCTTCCGGTCACGGTCGAGGATCATGCCCTGAGCTCCCTCGAAGACGAGACTGCGATTGGCTCCTTTTGCAAGGAATCGCTCGACGACGCGATCCTCCGAAAAGACTGCCGAGTTCTTGAGAATGATCTTTGTGCATTCAATGAAGTTTTCGTCGAACTTATTCATCAGCAGGAACGGTGTTGCGAATGTTTTGAATTCGTCTGCCGGCAATTCCAGCTTTTTTAGGCGCCAGGGGATGTATTCGTTCTCAATGACTCGGAGGATTGCCAGTAGTTCGGATTCCGTCTTTTGGGCCATATCCCTCGCCGTGATGCAGAGTTGTCGAAAGACCGATCGCTCGATGGTCTCATAGATTCCTAGCCCGCAGGTGTCATTCTTTTTGTGAAACTTTGCGTCGAACTCGTTGATGAGCATGTCGTAAGGCGTAGTAACTCGGCAGGTTGGATCGATAAGAACTTCGCGCCAACCCTTTCTAATCCGCGACAGTTCTTCGAACTCGCGCATGAAAACTAATGGATTGACGATGAAATGGGAGGAAAGGAGGGTCCGGGCACCCTTGAGCGACCCGGACCCAAAGTGATGAAAAACGTGCTCGGTGCCATCATTCAGAACGACGGTATGAGCAGCTTGCGCCCCTCCATTGAAGCGGATGTTGAGTGTGTTTTCGTTGGAGAGAAAGTTCGTGATTTGCCCCTTCCCCTCGTCTCCGTAATTCATTCCGATGACGGCATGTGCTTTCATCACTTCTCCTACTTAGAGCACGTTGTCGAGCGTTTGCGGAGCATCTGGCGCGATGGCGACGTCTTTGAGCGCGGAGCCGACGATGACCGCGGTGGACCCATCCCACGTTGCAGTGACGTCCTTGAGGGATTTGCCCGTGTGCATTTCCATCAACGTCACAATGGTCTCGCCTAGCTTCGTGTAGTCATCGAGAGGAATGACGTGCTGTGATCCGATTACGGCGTCCCAGGAAGCGCGGACTTCGGGGCGGCGCCCATCGGAGCCCTGACGGATGATGATGTGGTAGACATGCCATTCATCGCGCACCAGCTCGTAGAGTTCCTGCGCGGTGTAGTCGCGTTCAACGGCGTCGCCCAGATGGGCGCCAAGGTTGTGCCGATTCATAATCGGCGTGATTTCCTCATCGCCGAAGGTAAAGATGAAGCCCTTACGACCGCGTTTGACGAAGGAATCGGTTTTCGTTCGGAACTTGGCAAAATACCAAGCCAACGTGTAGCTTTCATGGGAGTTGCCCCCACCTCCGCCCTCAAGGAAGAGTTTTTCCAGACTCTCGAAGATGCGGATATCGGCCTCGAACTGCGTAGCTTGCAGGGGCGCACGGTCGCATTCAATATCCCCGATGGCTAGGGTGGCGATGTGAGGATTGGTCACGGCGCCACGCTCGAAGATCTCCTTGCAGATGAGCGGCAGCGACTTGCGCATTAGTGCGTCGAGCACGCTCGACATGGAGCCGGTGACGTCGGCCCCTAAGATGATCGGGGTTGATTCGGGATTGTCGTCGCTATCGACGGATTCCCTGAACTTGAATCCCTTCGGATCGAGACTGGCATCCATACCCCTCGATTTGTAGATGTCGCGCACCGTTGTGGCCGAGTCATCCAATTTCCTGGTACTGGAATATGAACCCCAGTCCTTTGAGGAATAGCTTCCTCCACCCATAAGACACTTCCTTTCCCTGAGATTGTTTATTCCCGCCTCGGGTGCGGGATTTATTGCAAACAAACAAAAAACCGCTTGAAGAGAAGCCCGTTGGCGGCGGCACGGGCTCGGAGGAACGAACCCTACTTCTCTTCAAGCGGTCTCGAAAGATCACTTGGTTTCCTCATGTGCGATATCGGACCCCGCCAAGGTTCCGACGCTTCAACTCTACTTCACGGCGTTCGATGCGTCAACCTATCGAAGTCAATCACGTCGTGCATCTTGGCCAGGACCGCGACGGTGGGCATCTCTCCGAACAGCTCGGGCTGGGCGGTCACCTCGCGGTGCTCCCGGCAGGTCGGACCCATGCCCGAGGCGAGGCTTTCCTCGCTGGTCAGGGGGCGCCCGCATATCCGGCACTTCACTGCTGCCCTCCGTTCGCGATGAGCTTGCAGAGGGCGACGATAGCTTTTGACGGTGGAGTAGCCCAGCCATGCTTGTACCATGTCAGAGCCTTCCACCATGAGCCGGCCCGGTCATGAAGATAGGCGAGGTACCGAAGGGCTATGACCGTCGACGCCACGGGGTCGAACTCGTCGAAGTCCTTGCCGCCATAGAAGCGCATGGCATAGTCGTCGTGGAACAGCGCGTTCAGTTGCCAGTAGCCCTTGGACGTCCCCGTCACCTCGAACTGATGGCCGCCAGACTCGCTCCAGAGCAGGCCTGCTGCGATGTGCACCGGGATACCTTCCTCGGCGCAAACCTGTTGGATCAGGGGGCGGATTGGCTCGGGACCCAGGAACGGGTCGAACTTGTCACCCCACGAAAGAGCGGTCACGAGAATGAACAGTGTTCGGATCATTGGTCAAACTCCTCTCGAATGGCGCGGTACTCTTCCTTCATGTTCGGTTCAGGCTCGGCGCCCGTGGTGATGCGGATGATGCGGTCCAGCAGGGCCTTGGCCTCAGCCGGTCGGTTGCCGATATTCACGCGGTCATTGCACGCCAATCGGCAGACTGGCACCAGGTTGAGCGGATTGTGCATCACATCGGGGCCGTAGGTGTCCAGCCGCGATTTAGTTTTGGCGACCCGGTGGGCAAGCTGGGCGGTTCCATCGATGCCCAGCGGCCTCTTGCAGACCACGCAAGACCACCATGCTGCGGCAAACAGCTCCTCGCGCTTCTCGATAGCCTCGAACTTGGCTCTGGCGTTCACTTGGTCCTCAAATGGCGCTGGAACGCCTTGGCCGCGTCTTCCGGGGGCTCTCGACCGTCGGCCAGCCAGCAGACCGCGCCACCCCGGGGCCGGTAGACTCCCGAGGCGTTCAGGCTCTTGCGGATGAAGGACCCGGGCGCCCCGCTGACCCCGAGTCGAGCGGCTGCCAGTTGGATGTTGGCGTGGTGCTCGACGGTACCAGCGATCAGCACGTAGCAAGCTTTGGGCGGACGGCCGCCGGAGTGGGGACGGGTCATAGCGTTTTCACCTCGTGCAGAACGACTACGCCCTTCACGGACCAACTATGGCGCCAGGCTTTGTATACGAAGAATCTGGCGCCATAGCGATCAATAATCCCCTTGTCAGAGAAACGGCGTGACCATGCCGCCCATTCCTCGTCCGTTTGAGTAATCACGACTTCGATCTGGTTTCCGTTCGGTTGCCAACCCTGGCGCCTGTTTCGTGAGCGATAGTCCCGCTTGGCCACCGCGTCCATAGTGGCCATGATACTGGCGAAGTGCGGGTTCTTGCCGGTTCCTTGCTCTCGGGCTACCACGGCGTCTTCGGGCTCGACCAGGATATAACTACCGTCAGCAAGCTGGGCGGTCTGCATGTTGGCACGAATCTGCACGCCGATAGCGAACCATCCGATCAGCGGCGACGGGATGCTGGTAGCTCGACCGAAGGGCCAGCGAGGGCGGCGGGTGGATGGCCATGTGCGCCAAAAGATACCTTCGATGCTCTTGTTTGGATCGCCTTCGATCCCCCAGAAACGCGTCCTCATGATCTCCCTCCCTGGGAATCCCCGGCCATACCGGACAGGATCTCTTTCCACTTCTTCGTGTTGACGCCCACCTGCTCACCCTCAGTAATGATGTTGTCGATGGTGGTCCGCAGTTCTTTCTTGGTCCAATCGGAACGCGACTTTAGGCGTCCGTAGGCCAGCTTCGATTTGTTCGGGCTGTTCTTGATGGCGTCGGGCAGATCCGCGGCCTTGGCACATTCCTTGAGCAGATTGGTCTCGGGGTCGATGTAGATGATCTTCTCGAACCCTGGCCCGAGCTTCAGCTTGACCTGCTGGCGAAACTCAAACAGCGTGAGCCCTGGCCGATAGCCCGAGCTCTCGTAGGACCAGGCATTCGAGCGCCAGTACTCCTGCACCAGCGCCTCAAACGTGCGCCCCTGCTTCGCGCTCGGGTCATCCCAGTCGGCCAGCTCGTAAATACTGCCGATCAGGGGCGCCTCTTGGCCCTCGACGACGAAACGGCCGACGCGGTCGGAAACCTCGATGACCTTGATCTTCATTCCGCCCTCCGATGATATAGACAATTCCCGCACTCCATGGTTGAGCATGGGAGTTCGGTCAGCTCACCGAAGCTGATGATTTCTCCAGTGTCGAGCTTGGCCTTGATGATTCCTGACTTCTTAGTCACGTGGTCGACAATGACGCGCCGGACCTCTTTTGGGTCACGCACTGTGATGGCAGATTTCTTGATGAAAACTTCCGTGCCGATGGGAGCCTTGGTCATTCCGTCACCCCATCGACAAGGAACTCCCGGCATTTGAGCATCGGGTGAGTCTCGCCACGACGGGCGAAGGCGCGGCAGACCTCGGGACGGTTGTCATAGATCGCGCATCGATAGTCGGATGTCAGGAACCCGCAGACCAGCTTATCATCAACGGCGACGACAGTACCGCCAATGAACTCCTGCACCTCGACTTTGCGTTGGAGCAGATGCCTGTTGCCATTGAACTGAGCCTTGGTGAACGGCACCGGCCCGCAGCAAGCGGCATGGCAGATGCTCACGTCACACTTGGTCAGCAGGGCTTTCTTGAGGTATTGGCCACTCGATGGCCCGCGGCGGCTCACAGCGTCACCCACTTTTCGAGGTAGACCGCCTCGAGCTCTGGCCATGCCGGCAGCCCGCGGCGGAACTCGAAGACGATCTCAGCCAGGGACCGGCAGTCGGTGCGCTGATAGACTTCCTCGTACGTCTTCCATCCGTCGCTCACGAGGTAACGGAAGGCAGGGACGGCGTGGAGGCAGTACAGGGCAATCGAGTGCTCCGAGCTGGTCTTGAACATCGGGAACGTGTAGTCCATCTGCCATTTGATCGCCGACGCCCAGGGGCCAGCCACATGGTCCACGACGCTGTGTATCAGGTAGCGATGCCCGTCGACTTCTAGCTCGGCCTTGATGGGCAGCTTGCGGACGCCGTCGGCCATCTTGTCGGCAATCTCTTCGACGACAGCCCACGGTTGCCCGTCGCCGCGGTCGATGTCGTGACCTTGGTATTCGTCGCCAAGCATGAGCCCGGGCCGGAACCCATCCACCCAGGCGAAGACATCTTCCTTGAGCTGGTAGGCCTTCGGTGACAGCGACTCGAAAGACAGCACTTGCGTGAAGGCACGGCGGGCACCCACGTGGGTCTCTTCGGGCGCCGAGACCATGGCGGTCCAGGCGTCCAGCAGGGCGGGAGTGATCCGGTGGCGCATCATCGCTTCCCCATGGGCCATGCTTCGATGGCGATGCACGCCAACCAATGGCCGACAGTGAGGCGTCCAAAACTCACGTAGGGACTACCCCATCTGGTGAACCACATCGTTGGATGCGGCACCGTAGATACAGCGTTGAATCTGGCCACCAACGATGTGGTTCACCAGATGGGACACCCGGTCGAACCGCAAGCCCTTGGCCTTGGCGACGTCCTGGAACATCTTGCCGGCCTCGTCCTTGGACGAGAACACGTGCTCCAAGTTCTTGATGCTCTCGCGGGCCGCGTTGGCGGTGTCGACGTCCTCGACCTGTTCCAGGATACCCTTCACGCGCTCCATGACGGCATGGTACTTCTCGAGTTCGGCGGTGTACTCGGCCTCGGCCTCTTCCAACTGCTTGAAGATCATGGTCAGGAAGTCGTTGGCGCGGCCCCGGACCAGTTCGGGGATCTCGCGCACATCGTTGACGGTGCGGTTGCCCTTGGCCAGGTAGCCGTCGTTCATGGCATTGAACGAGATCGTCCGCTTGCCACCCGAGGACTGCATGAATCCGCCCAGGTCGATGGGCTTCCAGATCTCGTTTTTCGTGGACCCCTGGATGTCGGGTCGCCATGTCGAGCGGTCGTCGTTCTTGTCTTCCTTCGCATGGAAGATGATGACGATGTGCTTGTTGAGGGTGCGCCGGATCATGTCGGTGAAGCGCTTGAACTCGCTGGCCACCTCGCCGAAGCCACGGAGGCCCAGTTCCCCGTTGCCGCGTCCGGCCTTGGGGTTGCGCTTGAGCACCCAGTCGGCCATGTAGTCAAACAGCGTGCCGCCCGTGTCGATGACGATGGTCTCGTAGTCGGACAGGTCTCCCTTGAGGTCGTCCAGGATTTCCTGGTACGTCTCGGGCTGGATGTATGGGGCGCGGTGGATGGGGTTGATGCGGTCGATGCCCTTGTCCGTGTCGATGTGGAGCGGTTTGGGGGCGCTCAGTGCCAGCGTGGTCTTGCCCTGGCTGGGAAGCCCATAGACCACCACAGCGAACTTTTTGGGGGGCAACGCGTCAGTCGGTTTGCGAATCATTCAATCCTCCTTGGATTCTTCAAGTACTTGCTTTGTTAACTCGTCTTGTTGCGGAATGGTCAAGAGTTCATGGACGGCATCATGGTGAACTGTCTCGGCCGAGCTGAGAACCCACCTATGCGCTGGAATGGTTGCGTTGGGAAATGGTTGTTTGATGCATACGGTCAGAGCCACACCACGGTAGACAGTCCGAACGGTTTTAGTAGTCACAAACCCTCCTTGAGAGACGCCAGACCCCGGCCTTGAACCGGATGTACCACTTGTTACGGTGTCAAGCTCGCTGCTATCTGGCAAAAAACATGCCGGTTCATTCCCACCGGAGTACCCCGTGTTCACGCCTCTGGACTTTGGGGCCGCTTTGCACGGTCCAGACGTGAACGCCATCCCACACCCCCAGAGCAGGGAATCGAACCCTGTTCATCTTGACACTGACGGAACGGCTTCCATCTCGGGGCCCCCGAGGCCCAAGTCTGGGGAAGGTGCCACTTACGGCGGTAGGTTGATTTTTAGTCAGCGTCAACCATGCTGAGTTCCCAAAAACTCCCACCAGCAGACGCCAACGGCGCCCGCGGATGACTTCTTTTACCCGCCACGCGGGCCGCCCCGGATTGCCGAGGCCTTCCACATACTAACAGTTGGCCGTTTGTTTTGCAAGCTGTTTTTCAGCCTACACACAAACTATTCGACTTGCTCCCGCACCACCTCGCGCAGGATGCCGGGCACCATGATCCCGCAGAACCGGCACCGACAAGACAGGTCCATAGGCTTCGCGGTGAAGCTGTAGGATGATGCGTGGCCGCAGTGCTTGAAGGTCAGCAGGAACTTAGCCAACCCACGTCGGCCCACGATAGTTCGTCGGTCGAGGCTCATGTCCTCCATCTGGTGGAGCAACTCGAACTCGCGACTCACGCTTCCACCCTCACCGGCGCCCACGCATACCCCTCACCGCGGACAGCCTGCCCCTTGTGAAGCTTGGTCCACTGGACGGTGTGGCCGGCGACGAAACACGAGTTGAACGTGAACACCGCAAGGGCCTCGCTGACGGTCTCGGGCACGTCGAGAATGCGGGTGACGTAGAAGCCGGACGCAGTGTGGTATCCGGGCTCCGTGGGCTCGGTGCGCACGGCCGGCATGCCGACTTTCCAGGACGCTTTGGTTTTGACGTAGATGTCACGCATGAATGGCCGCACGGTATTTGTCGACGATGGCTTTGGATTCCAGCAAGCCGAGCTTTCCACGGCTACGCGTTTTGACAAGTTTGATAGCCTCGATCCATTGCCCTGAGCGCACAAGCTTTTCCAGTCGGATTCAAATCCGATCCAACGAATGTCAAAAGGTCCGATTTTCATAATGCCCCCTCTCCATCCCCAGATTTCTCACGCGGTACTTTGGACTTCCGCCGACGGTTGGGTTAAGAGGCCCACGGGTTAGCGTGGGCTTGGGGTTAGGCGGCGCGGTATTTCTTACGGCACGGAACCTTGACGGCGTCAGCGATGAACGCCTTGATCTGGCCGATGCTCAGAACGCCAGCCGCTTCAAGAGCCAGTTCTTCAGCGAACCAGGCATCGAAATTCTGCTCTTCCATAAAACTCTCCTTCCCTCTGCATTACTCGCGGACTTGGGACCGCCGTTGGTTGCATTGAAGGCGCCCTCAGTGAAGGCGCGGTGGGCAGCCGTTAGGCGTTGGCCATTTTAGACCGATAGTCATTGAACGATTCGAGTCTGAGTGGCGCAATCGGAAAACGTTCCTTATCGAGCGGATGAAACCGCCATTCTGGCGAAAGTGGCCACCGACTGGCCGGGTACCAGTTGCCTTGTTTGGCGATAGGCTCAGTCCGCAGGATGCCCGCGTTGTCACCGCCCTCCAGCGTTATGCAATGAGCACAACGGCCAGCGAAGAACTCACGCTTGACACCTGGTACCGGACTTGCTTCGCCACCATCAAAAACAGCGACGATAACAGCAGGCTTCCCGCATTCATGTCCATAGGTTCCTTTGGGAGCAAATCCGCACTTGACCATCTCTCTTCTCCTTTGCTTCTATCTACCGCCTCACAAGGGGGCGGGTTAGGCCAGCGTGTAGCCAGCGCCTGTCAACGCTTTCTCATGATCGATGGCCCCTCGGAACGAACCCGGTAAGTCACCCCAGTCGGTAACCTTGCCGTTTTCGTCACTTGGGAAGATCAGGGTCTCGTTACCGCTGAACATCGCATAAGCGCCGCTTACGACAACGAATTCCGTCTTTCCGGTTTCCTCACCATCCCAGTCCTTGATGGACATGGGCGGGTCGAGTTTGTACAACCGGGCATTTCCCGTGAACTCAGCCCCCATGCTTTTGATGAAAGTAGCAGTCATCCTCGTTCCTCCGTTTCGGCTCTCTGAGCCATCATCAGGCGAGTCATACAACCCGCGACGGAACCCCGCCGAAGCGGGGTGGGTGGTTAGCTACAGCAGTTCTTGGCCGACTTCAAGGTGGGCAACCATGAGGCCACTCGAACGCCGTCTTTGCTCACAAACCAACCTGTCAAAAACTTCTCAATCACATAGCCCTTGTAAATCCGTTTCATCCTCGTTCTCCTTAGGTCCGTGACCTTATAAGATGAGTATACAATTGATGCCATTGTTTTGCAAGCGTAAACTTATGGTTTTGTGCAAATAAAAAAGCCCACCGTGGGGACAGTGGGCTACCGCCGGGGCGGGAAGCGACAAGGGAAACTAGGAGGGGACCCCTATCGGCCTTCGCGGCTATCTTAGAACAACCACCACTCTGCGGCAAGGGATACCTCGGGGTGGATCTGGGGCGACCACGCCACCCCGGCCCGCCCGTTGAGCTCAAACAGGTTCCACACGTTCCACGTCACCGAAGCCCCGCCTGCCGCATACGGGCCGCCAATGGCTCTCAGCGGGCTACCAGCACCGTAGACGCCCACGGCTAGGGTCTTGGCCAGAAGGCCGCCAGGAAGCCCGCTGAGAGCGCCCTGAGCCTGTCTCGAGCTTTTGAGCGCGATCTGGTTGCCGTCCATGATCGCCTTGACCTTGTTCACCGCGTCGGCGTTCTCGGCCTCCCAAGCCTGGATCACGGCGTTGAGCGTTCCAGCCAGTCCAGCCGAGAGTTCCTGGCCGTCCTGGATCGTCTGGGGCAGCTCACGCTGATAGGTATCGATACCAGAGTGAATCTCGATAGGCTGTCCGCTCACATCGAAGGGATAGAACAGACCGACCAGAATCACAGCGATGAGGGCGCTCATGACCACGGCATCGCGCCAGTCAAACTTGGGGGTCATTTCGATACCGCCTTGAAACCAAGCGCCAAGAGCTTGGCGTTGAGCATAGCCTTGAGGCTGGGGGATTGCGCCGCCAGACTATCGGAGAGCGCCTGGAGCCTGGCCTCGTTGTCGCTGGCGGCCTTGACCGCGGTGTCGGTGGCTTCCTGGGCTGTCTTGAGGCGGTCGCTGACCTGGCTCACCAGAACCGCATAGAACGCACTACCACCCAGGATCAGGGCTAGGACCATGCTTCCGATCCAGAGCCCGACGTTGTGCTTCTTCTCCAGGGCCGCGATGGCCATGAGGATCTGGGCAGTGCTGTCGGGGGTCTTGGGGTCGCTCACGATGCCGCGGCCTTCACTGCCGCATGGTCTCCCCAAACTGCCGCCAGGCACATGGCCACGCCGGCGCCCCCGTAGAATGCAAAGATGTCGTCCTGGAAAGAAGCGTTCCAAAAGGGACTGAACAGGTAGACCCATGCGACTACCTGGAACACGATGCCGAAGAACCGCAGCGCGTCGCCCTGGTTGGCCTTGTTCGTGAACAGGTCGAGGATACCCTGAGAGGCGAGGCCAGGAAGGAACTTGACCAGATCCCCCAAGGGGACGCCCATCCAGAGAATGAAGCCCAGGACGGTGGCAATGGTGACAGTCTGGAGGGTGATGTGAAGGAAGAACGGCGCGATCAGGGCCAGTAGGATCCAGAGAACTCCGAAGGTGCGTTTATCGTCGAGAAGCCGGCCGGCCTTGAGCGCGGTAGTCTCTACTTCCTTGACCACGAAACCCGATTTCCGGTAGAAGGCCGCCACGTCTCGAGTCAGCACCATGCCGGCGTCATCGGTGATCTGAACCACCTTCCCCTCGACCTTGATGGCCTCGGAGAACAGCCCCAGGAAGAACGCCTTGATGTCGTCCCAAAGTTTCTTGAACATAGTTAATCTCCTTTCCGGGAAACCGCCCGGCGCGGTTCAAGTCTCGATACAGGTTACTGAAATCGGGATGCCGTCGTCGAGAGCGTTCTGAACCATGGCAAGAAATTCTTTGAACTCGGCCAGATTGACGACGCCGATACACCCGTCCGTATGGTGGGACCCGTTGCAGAAGTGGATCCAGTACCCCCAGTCCGAAAACTGCGATCCCTGCTTGCCGGCGTATTGCCCCGTCACCTGGTCGACGTTCCAGACGTCCAACCACTGGTTGCCGCGGGTCAGCACTTTGGCCGGCGACGTCAATTGCTCGGCGGATGTCTCAATGCCGTAGATATCGAAAGTGCCTGGTGGATAGGGCCGCGGCATGACCACGGGGCCGACGCTCCGGTCGGACTTGATGCCGTGCTCGATGTCGGGCAGCCGCGAAGGGTCCGGGCGCTCACCGTTGAGCTCGTTCCTGACCTCACTGAACGCTTCCACCGTGCGTGAGCCGCCGGGGACTGGCCACGTCAAGGTTCTGGCCTTGCGGTTGAAGATGACTTCGATCACTTTTTTGCTCCGAAGGCCTTGGAATCGAGGTAGCTATCCACCTCGGCGTCAGCGTCGTCCAGATGCTTGACGGTTGCATCGTAGCTCCCGTTGAGCCTGTCCTTGTTGACGACTACCACGGAGCGGATGCCGAAGTTCTGATGCTTGGTCACCGAGACAAAGACACGACGGAAGGCCTTCTCTTCGTCGCCCTTTTTCGTTAGAGCACGGATAGCCCAGGTCAGCAGAGCGCCCCCTCCAGCTCCCAATACATAGGTGCCGGCGGGCTTCACAAGATCGTTGAACCAGTCGAAAGCCATCAAGTTCCTCCTGTTGTCTTAAGCGGGATCAAGAACCAAAAACGTTCCTTGAAACCAAGTCGTCACGAAGCCGTTGAGATCAGTGTACTGGAACTGCCAGGGATAGGTGCCACCGGGGAAGGTGTCCGTGGTGACGGAATCCAGGTTGAGCGAGATCCCGCCGTTCTGCTGGTCGTTGTTGTCGATCGTGAACGGCACATGGCCCAGGCCGCTGACGGGAATGTCTAGATATCCAGAAAAGCCATATCCAGACGTCGGTTGCCCGATGAAGAACGGGAAGCTGAAGCTCGAGCCGGCCACGCACTGGAGATCTTGAAGGATGGGGAGTTCGATTTGTTGGAACATATTTACTCCTTAGAGATTGTCGATAAACCCAATGGTGAGCAGATCCAGTGTCATTGTGGTGGCGCTAACTCGGTAGTAGATTTGATTCGAAGAATCGACTACAGACTCATATTGAGTAGCACTCGTATAAGCCGTACCAAACGAAGCTACGCTGTTCGTCGCAGATGCGGCCGCATCGTCTAGAGATGTCCATCCGGAATCATAGTACAAGGCCCCCCCGGTTATGGTAATGGCCTTGATATTGAAAATACCGATGGTGTTTATCGGCGCCTGAACCGTAGTCAGTATCCGGTTTGTGTTTGCAGGGGTGACAGTATTGAGTTCAACGTTTTTATCGTACCAGTAGAATCTCCTGGCTGACTGGACCCACCGCACAAACTGGCTAGATCCGTTGGTCCTGACCCAAGCTATACGCCGGAACAGCGTGTAGTTCGCGGGGAGCGTCGGACTGGTCCCGCTTGTCGAGTAAATCACGTCCACCACATTCGTATCGGTGCGCTTGATGAGATAGACGGCATACCACGTGCTGGCCGCGATGGCTCCCGTGTCGAGGCCACCGTTCCCACTTCCGACAGCCCAGGAAGCCGTGGTTTTCGTCGTTGTGGCCAGGAGCGTAAGTGAGTTTACGAAGGTGGAATCGCCTACCGATCCCGTACCGACTGAGAACGACGTTGTCGAAACCCAGGTTGTCAGGAGCCCTTGGAGTTGGCTGGATACGATGGCGGGCAGGTCCATGGTGGCGCCGGCAGCACCCTGGAATACCGCGCTCTGACTGGCTGAAAGCGTCTTGCCATCGGCAATCGTGAGCGTTGCCCCGGTTGCCGGCTGGGTCACGGTGACCTTGTTTAGAGTCGTGGCCGTGGCCACACCCAGAATCGGGGTGATGAACGTCGGGGTATTGTTGAGGGGGAGTAGCCCTGATCCGGTCGCCCCCGCGATCAGCCCAGTGAAGAACGACAGCGGGCGCACGGCGATGAGCCCCGAGATCGCGGCCCATCCCTGCTGACTGGTTCCCGGGGTCAGACCGGCCAGGGTGATGAGGTTCACCCATTCCTGGATAGCCTGGGTGGCGCCGTTGAGGTAGTAGTTCAGGTTCTCAGCCGGGAGGTACTGGAGCGGAAAGTACCCCGATGTCACCGTCAGGGCGGGGGGTGAGATCTTGGAAGCGCTACCTCCGAAGAGGGGGATGTTTTGCATGGGCTATTCCTTTTTGCACCATAACTGATAAAAGTATTGCAAAATACAGTTGGCCTCGATATACTTGTTCTCAAGAGGTGCTGACATGAAAAAGACACTGGTTTCCATTTTCGCTGTCCTGGTTCTCTCGAATGCGTTCGGCCAGGACCAACAGCCCACCGAGGCCGACAAGCTCAGAACGGCTGTCATTGAGATGGCCAAGGTCATCGCCGACGAGAAGGTGCAGAAGGACGACCAGTCCAAGGTCCAGTCCGACAAGCTGGCCGCATTGCAGATGGCTCTCGACAAGAGCATCCAAGAAACAAAGGACGCCAACCAGAGAACGCTCATCATAGGCGCCGCGGCCCTTCCTGTCAGTCTGTTCATCGGATGTGCCTCTGCTGGAAAATGGCAGCTTGGTACGGTGCTCTTGAGCGCTTCAGCTGGTGCCGAGTTTGCCACGTGGGGACTCCTTGAGCTGTCGAAGATTGTCCCTGCTGAAACACACCCCAAAACTGGCTCATGAAAGTCTCCTGACAAAACCAAAAAGATGGTTGTCAATTCCGTTAGCGAACAGGAAGGACATAGCCACACTGCTACCACCAGCGACGTTCTCACCTCGGATGGTATTGATGGTAGGGTTGCCACCAGTCATCGAACCAGGGGTTCCTTGGGTCGCCGTTACGAAAACCTGGTAAGTTCCGCCAGCAGGGAGGGCAAAGGTCAAGGTCTGGTTCGATCCGCTACAGGCACAAGCCCATTCTATCAAAGCCGTCTGGTTAACGGCCAGCGCGTTCACCGTTTCCGTTCTCGAGGTCGATCCGGTGGTTGTCCTCTGGTCAATGACCAGATTCAGGGCCGAAACAGCGGCAGCTACGAATCCAGTAGTAGCCACTTTTGCCGAGCTATCCCCGGGTGAGGGCGTAGGCGCTTGTGGGGTACCAGTGAAAATCGGAGATGCCAGGGGAGCGAGCAACGCATCAGCGTTCATTCTCGCCGTAGCCTCCGCATTGATATTCGACTGCAGGGTCGAGTCAGCAGAGGCCCGTGTTGACGCCTCAGATGATAGAGCACTCACAGTAGCGTAGAGCGCATTCAGAGCGGCATAAAGCTGGGTCGTAGAAGCTGGGTCCGGAGTGATGGATGCCTGACTCAGGATATTCACGATCTCAGCGGCCACGCTCAGATTGGTTGTCTGAGAGGCCAGGGAGTTCGTAGTCAGTCGGTTCATCAGCCAGTTCTCATACTCGGCTGGGAAGAGTTGACCGGGAAGGAATCCGCCCGCATAGGTCGACCCTTCGGGCTGGATATTCGAGGCCCCTCCCCCGAAAACAGGAACGTTCAAATACGTGGTTGGCACTGGTACCATGGTTTACCCCTGACTCACAAAAACTTGTGGTGACGTACAGAATCGGTTGAATAGCTGCTGGATGATGTAGAGGTAGCCGGCGCCGATCTGCGTTTGAAAAATCACCTGGATATCGGAATCATTGACAGTCGCCCCGAACAGTCTACCACCTTCGGTATCAAACGGCGGAGTAGTACCCGCCAACCCCTGGGTGGTGGATGAATTGGGGAAATCAGCCGCGGCTCCTAGCGTGAGCCAATTTCCCGCGACCCCCAGCTGTTCGATGGTATACAGGGGCCCGAACACATGGCAAATCTGATCGATGATGGTCATGCTTAGGCCGTTGTATTTGAGGAAGGCCACCTGGGTTAGGAGCAAGCGATAGAAGGCGATTGGTATCAGGTTGCCCACGGCTGGCGTAGCGGAACTGAACAGGCCACCGATGCCGGGTGCCGAGACCCCCGCGAAACCGTTCAGCCCAGAGATCGTCGGGAAAGACGCCGCGGCTCCGAATATGAAGTTGTTCGAGTCGAACGTCCCCGTCGGCGCCGCCGGCCAGGGGTAGCCGATGATGCCGCCGATGGTGGCCAATTCGGTGGCTCCGGCACTGGCAATGGACAAGCTGAACAGGTAGGCGATATCGGGAGCACGCAGGTCGATTTCCTGCTGAACCGCAGCGACGAGAGCCTGGGCATATGGCCCGCTGAACTGGAACGGGAGGTCTTGGTCAGCCACCGACCACCACCACGTTCGAGATTCCGGGAACCGCGTTCCCGTTGATGAGCACCTTGTTCGAGTAGGTCACGCCATCGAGCGACACGGTGGCACCGATGATGGAGGCATACTGGAACCCGATCAGGGCCTCGATGATAGTCTCCGAGGATACCGTCTGGCCGATGTCGAAGGTCAGCCCTGCTAGGATCTGGTCGATGAGACTTTCGAAGCCGCTCTGCGTCGGTTGGGTGTTGTCGTAGTAGACCTTGACGAAGACGTTCTGGGTGACCGCGGTGTCATAGAACACGTCGAAGACCTGGCCCGAAAGAAACGTATAGGTCTGGAACGAAGCGCCATCGGTGGGACATGTGATCCGTTCAAGGTAGTTCGACGCGATCATGGTGCCCGAGGTGTCGCTTCCGGCCACGATGATCCGGCAATGCCGCGGAGGGACCACGGTACCACCCGTCAGGACCAGGTTGTTCACGGTGTCGATGTTGAACCACACCTTGGCCGTGGTGATGCCGGGGATGGACTGCAGGGCCATCTGGACGCCGTTGAGGTTGAATCCTATGGTCTGGCCCAGGATCAACCGCTGACGCGCCTCATCGGCCGTCTCGGTATCTCGACCAGTCACACCCGCAGTGGGGTTATAGACGCTCGATAGGTTGGGGATGTTGATCCCGAACGCCGTCAAGCCGCTGGCCGGAACCACGATGGCGCCCAGGGTGTCGCACTGGGCGTTGACGAAGCCGATACCCGATGTGGTCAGACTGATGCCCGATGTGGTCAGGAAGTTGACCGATCCGTACGGAAGAATCGTCCCCGAAGGCACCACGGTAGTTCCGCCGCCGGCCGTCACCTTTAGATTGACCAGTGTATAGGCTCCGGGAATCAGAGAGGTACCAGCGATGGGAAGAAGGTTGAGGATCTGCTGATCTGAGCAGAGCGCCAGGTTGAACGAGTTGATGGCCGCCGAAAGGTCGTCGTCCTGACTCTGCTCCTTGCTGCCTACCGCAAGCATGAACAGCCACAAAGCGTTCGCCGGGGTAGCCGCAACCGTGGGGAGCCCCTGAGCGGACAGGATGGCGTTCATTGCGTTCAGGATGTCCTGGGCATGCAGATCAGCCGTCTCTGGCGTCCAAGTAGTTCCGTTGATTTCGAAAGACATCAGCCACCCGCCTGTTTCGTCGCCTGCATGGTCACGACGAGCTTTGCATTTACGAAGTCATAGCTGGGAATGAAGTTGGAAACCCCTGCGTTGAAAGCCGACTGCCGGATGGCCGCGTCAAGGTCTCCAAAGGTCACGCCCTTGGTCAAGAACTCAGCCCAAGGTACGCCTAGACCGGGTAGCTGGGGAATAGAACCGAGCTGGATGAAAGCGGCCATTTCCGCGGCCTGGACCGCGCCGGGGTCGCCAGAAATGAACTCGACAATCCCGGAGGCTACAGCAAAGTCCCAAGTGGGGAAAGAGTTCACGTTTCCTTCGGTGCTCGACGACATGGTGAAGTCCATCATGCCTCCATCAAAGCCTGAAGCTGGGATAGTGCCAAGGCTATCTTGCCAGTGGCGTCTACGATGGGATTCCCGCCAGCCGTGGCGCCCTGAACACCCTGGATGAACTCCTGCAGCACGGTGAACAGCGACGCCGCGGCGTTGCGCAGGAAGACTTTGCCGTTCGATTCTCCAAACTGCACGGCCGCGGCCTTGATCGCCGAAAGGGGAATGGCCTTGAGGGTCTGCTGGGTATAGTGCCAGAACTCGGGAGGTTGTGCCGGCTGAGTCAATCCTGAGGTGCTAGGAACGAGGTCGCGCAATCCTACCAGCAGCACCCCATCGCCCTGCTGGACAGTTCCGGAGATGGACAGCCCTCCCATCACCGAGAACAAGAGCTCGACGTTCTTGGTCACAATGGCCGGAAGCACGATGGCCGGCGCCACCACCCCTGGCCGGGTGACCGATAGGGCCGCGTGCTGGACGTCTACGGTCGAGTTGCCATTGACCGCCATCACGATGCCGTAGTCCGAAAAAAACTGATCCCGGATGACCGACAGAATCACGTCGCGCTCCGAGACACTGAAGAAGTCAAAGGCGTTGAGGGGATTGGCCAGATCGCTCATGCCGCGGCCTCCGTCGCCATGATAATCATGGAGTTTGTGTCATCGTTGGTCGAGAAGTCGTAGGCTAAGGTCTGCACCACGAAACTGGTCCCGGTAGCGTCGACCACGGACCCGCCGTAGGTTTGGCGCATGTAGCGGGTGTTCACGGTGATTACGTCCCCGGGCCGGACAGTGGGATCCCAGGGACAGGTCAGGTTGTAGCCATAGGCCTCGTGCCGCGGTGGGGTGGTGAAGTACTGGAGCACATGACGTGCCTGGGTATTACCGCCGATGGCGAATACGATCAGGAACGGACCCGAGGGGTAGATGTTGACGTTGAGTACCTTGGCGATGTCGGTCAGGAAGTCTTTGACCAGCCCCGTGAATCCCCAGCCCGAAGGCGCCTGGATCTGGGCATCACTCGAGAGTGAGTTCTTGAGGGTGAGCCCTAGCTGGGCCGCGCAGAACTGGAGCACTGTCGAAACGCTGGTTCCGGCCGTCCACTGCTGGCTCATGGTGGCGTTCGCCCAGTTGGTCCAGTAGCCCAGGAAGCTCTTGAAGATCGTGATGCCGTCGGGCCCCGGGGTCTCCTGGTAGGCGTTGTTCACCTCGCATTCGATGGTGGCCCGCTGCTGGCCTCCATACCCTGCCTCGATCTTGAGGTACTTGTAGGCCGTCAGCGGCGTATCCCCGGTCAGCAGGTTCGTGATCCGGACGTCGCAGTCCTGGATGACGCAAGCGGGATTCATGGCGCCCTGGATGTTGATGGAAGGCTTCTGGCCGAAGGACGGGCACTTGATGTATCGCTCGCTTCCGTCTTTCTGCACCAGCGTGAGGTTGATGATCTTGTCGAACAGCGGGTAGCTACCGGAGGTGAAGAGGTCGCTCATACTTGGTACGCCGTCATGGTTACTTTGCTTAGGTCATTCTGACCGATGGAATCCAGAGTCGTGATGAACTGAAGATAGTAGTCCCGGAATCCCGTCCAGGAGATCGAGTTCGGGTAGACCCCGGCTTGGCGCACTTCGCCACTGGGAAGCGTGACCCAGAGATTCCAAGCCTCGAGAAACCACTGCCATCGAAAGGTCCATTTTCCCGAGGGCAGATTGGTCGAGAACGTGAAGTTGACGGGATTGGCCGGCAGGTTGGGGATGCCCACGATCCAGGCTTTCGAGGGGGTGAAGCTCATGGCGCCACCTGGGTATTGGGGGTGTTCCCAAGGTTGGAGCTATCGGGTGAAGACGCAGGATTGGTCGGTGATCCGCTGGGCAACGCGGTGAGCTGGGTTCCGAAGGCATAGGACGCCGACAAGGTATTGATCCTCTGCACGGTCAAGCGCACAGGAGCCTTGTTGATGATGAGGGGATCTAGATTGAACTCGACGTCGAGGATGACCACGGGCAGCGTGCCCGTCACGCTCTGGCTCGAGAGCGACTGGAACGCCTGGGAGAACTGGGCAAGAATGGAGGTCGTCACCGGCTTGAACTGCATGATCTGCCGTGAGTCCGAGGCCTGGCGCAAGGTTTCCTTGATGATCTCCAGACTGATCTGGTCGACCAGCGGGGCCACTGGGATCAATGGGAAGAGGTAACCTTCCATCTCCCACACCCGCGGCATGGGTGCGATGTTGTCATTGAGGAAGGACTTCCCCACCGAGACATCGACCAGAAGCATCTTCGAGGCCTGGTTGGACAGCTTTTCCCTGAAGGTGGTCACCTCGAAGACAACGGTCTGAGGCAAGCCAGGAACCCCGTTGGCGTCCACGGGGGTATAGGTGATGCTGGGATTGCTCAAGAACTGCCGGATGAGCCCTAGGGCCACCACGGAGCCCGACAGCACGGCTGACGCTAGGCTCACTGACGTATCCCCAGGGAGTTGATGACCTTGCCCGTGCTCTGGTTCACGATGGACACGTTGCCGCTCTTGTCGACGTTCACGGTGAGGTTGATATTGGGTGCCAACTGCAATTTATCCGTCAGGAGTTTTTCACGGCTCAGGATGTCGTTTTCTGGGTCGCCGGCCTTGGCCAGAGCCGCGGCGTAGTCCATCAAGGCCTTCACGGCGCCCGAGTTCTGGGAGAGGTTGCGCGAGGGGTCGAACATCCCGGCCAGGACCGCATTGCCAGGAGCGCTCAAGGGGCCGGTAATGCCGCCCTTGTCCATGGCCTGGACTGTTCTGTGCCACTCTTGAGACATCAGAAGGAACGCAGTCCTCGGGTCGGTCTGGTCATTGACATTGATCCCCTGCATGGCGCCGAGAGCTTCGAAAGCTTTGGCCTTCTTTTCACCTCCAAGAAACAAGCTCTGTCCAGCCTTCTGGTCGCCGGTCAAGAGTCCAACGAGGTTCCCTATCGAGTTGGCGAAGGCGTCGATCTTGTCCCCGTTCTTGTCCAGCCAAGCCGAGAACTTGGTCAGGGGGCCGAGCAGAGACTTCTCGATACTGATACCGATCTTGTTGAATACCTCGTCCAGGGACACCCGGATTTCCTCAAGCGACTTCTTGCCCTTGAGGGCAGTGGAATAGTCTTCCTCGCTATAGAGGTTGCGGCTGGCCGCGTTCTGGTAGTCGGCCGCGAAGTTGGTCTTGTTGAGCTGGTTGTTCGCGAGCATCGTCAGGCCGTTCTGGCCGAGGAGCTGGGCAGTCAGAGCTTTCTGCTGCTCGGGGTCCTTGATACTCTCGAGGCGGGTCAGGACGTATTGGATGCGCTCCTGCATCGGCATCTTCTGCATGGCTCCGAAGTCGTTTCCGCTCATGCCCAAAGCCTGGATGACGCCCTTGTCGACCTCGCCGATCTTGAGATTGAAGAAGGTCTTATTCAGGGTGTTCAGGGACTCCTGGAAGGCGTCAGCGTCCCCGCCGGCAATCCTGGCAGTGTTCCGCCAGTTATCGAGCTGACGCGCCGAGAGCCCCAGGATCTTCGCATTGTCGGCAAGTTTGGTCAGGGCCGCGGCCGAACTGGCACCCATGGCTACGAAGGCCGACCCGACGCCCAGGATGGCCGTGCCAGTCTTGCCCAGCATCCCCGGGAGCATATTGAGGACGCCAAGGCCCTTTTTGAAAGCGCCCTCGTCGGTGACTAGAGTAAGGCTAGCGAAAGAAGCCGCCTAGATTGACCATCTAGACTACCCTCCTTGCGCTTTCGGATTCTTCCTGAGTGGCATATCTCCAATGATATCCACCTGCGCTCTTTCGTCTTTTGTTGCCCTTGCACACCGTCAAAATACTGGTATCAGCAATCCCAGTTTCTCTCATGGCGTCCCTGATGCAGAGGAACACTCGACCCATTTCAATGCAAACCACGGGCTTTCCTCTTTTGTATCTCGATGCGTCGGAGTTAATTTTCAGCCATATTGGATCTTTGGCCTTCTTGCGATTGGCGGCTGTCAGGTTGGCAATATTTTCAAAGGTTTTGGATCCGCCATTAGGCCCTTTACCCACCTTTGATATCCATTCTGGATTCCTAGACCGCTTCTTAAGTCCTTCGGCATGGTTGGCCTTCCAGGTAGGGTCAGAACTCTGTTCCTTGTTCCTGGCAATCCATTTGGGATCTCTGGCCATGGCCTTATTCTTCTCAGCCATCTTTCTTTTCCACTCCGGGTTCTGAGACCTCAGCCTTACGCCATCCCGGTCAAACCCCTCTCCGCCGCCAGTGAGATTGTACCCACGGGGAGCAAGGCTCTGATGCTGCCAGATGAAAAACGACTCGGCATCATTGACCAATTCGTCTGGAACTTCATCTAGGAGAATGTCCCAAATGAAGTTCTCTTTGCCATGTTTATTGATGGCTCGAGCTAGGCCGATACAATGCGACTGGGGCTTGAAGTGTTGCGCGATCCTAGTTCGGACATGAATGCTCTTCCCGACATACATTTTTCCATTGACCTTGTTGGTGATGCAGTAGATTGCGTTCATTTTCAATCCTTCTTCCTGCATCATCATATCAAAATCCTCTATTCCTTTGGCGGATTCTCGATCTCAATCCGAGCGATGAACGAATTCACCCCGTCGAAAAAGTCCTCAAAGTCTACCGGCTCCCGGTGATACTCTCGGAGGAACTGGTAGTACAGGTACAGATACCCGGAACCCACCCGTTCCTCGATGATCTTCGAAACCCTTCCGCCGCCCCGGTTTACTTTGCCGGTACTGTGTCTTTCCGCGGCGACGTGTATTTTTTTAGTACGAACGCGGTGGTGTCCTCGAGCAAGAGCTGGTAGAACACCGGGTTCTGGCTCAAGAAAGCGTCAGCCTCGAGGGTCTGGTTGATGTCGGTCAGGACCGCGATGGCCCCCACCTGAACATCATCCAGGAAAAAGCTGACGTTCTTCTTGAGGATGCAAGCCTTGGCCAGCCGGTCCCGCAGATCGAAGGTTTCATCGGTCAGCGACTCACCCGGGGTCTTGATCCGGCTGACCAGTTGGAAGGACTCCCGGAGCGGGGGGTTGTTGAAGTCCCCTTCAATCCTGAGGCTGACGTTCTTAAAATCCGACGACTTGACCACGGACTGATAGAAGTCCAGGACCGCCTCGTCACCGAAAACGTGATCGTAGGTATCGGTCATGCCGCCAACCAGTCCTGGTAGTTGAACTCGACGGGGTACTCAGGAATGTCGTTACCAGCCAGCAGCAAGAGGTCGAACACCTTGAGGGTTACACCCACCAGGGTCACGGCATCGGTCTGGCCGTTGATGCTGGTCGCCACACGGAGCTGCCCACCCAGGGAGTCGCCGAGGAGTTGTAGCTGGCGGGCGATCAGGACGATGTCGCCATCCGTGACGGCGTTTCCGCCATGCACCGCGGTGATGGTGAAAGAGCCGGCCCGGGCGGTGTTCGTGAGGGTGATGGCCGACCCGTCGACCAAGAGCACCACTTTCGAGTTGTCCACCATCTGGCGGGCCTTGAAGTACTGGGCCTCGAGCTTGATGCCGGTGAGGTTGATGGCCACGCCCCCATTGATGAGAGGATGCGTGAACGAGTAAGTCGAGTTTCCTACGCTTTGAACGCTGTTTCTCGGCATGATGTCTCCTTACGCCTGAATGAACAGGGTGCCCTGTACCTGGATAGTTTCGATGTTCTGGAGGTAGTCGGCCTGCCAGGCGTGCGGAACGATCAGCGTCGACCCGCCCCCCGAAAGCTGACTGAACGGGGGCGCTACCTTGGTCGTGAAGTTATCCAGAACCCCAATGCCGCCGTTCGTGGTGAACGGAGTGGCCGCGGTGGTGAGGATCCCCACAATGGCCTGGTAGTTGTCGTTGTTCCGGCGCTTGCCCTGCGGAGTGGCGGGGTCGGTCAGGAACTCGACGCTCTTGATGGATGCCACGAAGTCGATGTATGCCACCACCCAATCGGCACCGGGGAAGTTGCCCTTGACGGTCTTGGGGTCGGTCAGCGCCACGGCTCCGGTGCCATTGCCCAGGGTCGCCCAGAATCCCACGTTCTGAGCCACGAGAGCCGCAACGGATGCCGGTCCAAGGTTGGCGCCGTTCGTTCCAGACGCCAGGCGGTCCAGCGTGGCGATCCGGTCCAGGGAGTTGCCGATGGCCGTACCAGACCCGTTCAGTGCTCCAAGGGTCAAGCCGAGCTGGTCCAGGAAGGGGTCGGTGCTCTGGCTCGAGTCACCGTAGCAGATGATCGCGTCCCCGGTGGAGTTCTTGATGGCCGTGGTCAGCGAAGTACCGGAACCGTTGACCAGGTTGTCGGCCACCTTGGTTCCGAAGCCTACCTGACTGAAAATCCCCGTGTCAGAGAAGGCGAACTGGGCCAGCGCCACGCAAGCCGCGTTGACATTCGACTCGATGCCCAGGCCCGCTGTGTACAACGTCTTGAAGTAGGCGTCGTACTTGTTGGCCGTGTAGGAGGTGAGCAAGCCCGAGTAGGCCGCCTGTCCCGAGTCCCAGCATGCGATGAAGACATTGGCAATGGAGTTGGAACCGAAGTAGCCCTGCAGGACCGACAGGAGCCCGCCGGTGGCGAAGTCGGTGTAGTCCTGGCTGGTGAGTTCGAAGTCGGTCCCCACGGCCGGGATACTGCCCGTCCAGACGCCCGAGAGAGTGGCGGCATCCACGAAGATCATGGCCTTGCCGAAGCTGGCCCCGGGATTGGTGGACACGCTGAACAGCGCGGAGAATGAGATGTACTGTTGCGCGATGCTTCCAGGATAGTCGTTTGCCATGGTCTACCTCAATTTTGAACCAGAGCGGTTCCGGTGATTTCTGCACTCGTGATGAGCGTCTGATCGGCTACGTCGATGGTGGAGGCCCATTCCACTTTGAAGAACACGTTGTAGGCCAGGATGTTGTTCAGGCCGTCTTGGAAGAACGTTGAAACCTCAATCCGGCCCAGGTCGTCGGCATAGAGCTGAGCATCCATGTCGGCCATCATCTGCATGACGTCGCCGCGCTGGAGCCAGTGCTTGACGCTCTCGGCCCACTGTTCGGACTGGGCGCCCACGATCTGGAGACGGCACTGGGAGTTCGTATAGACCTTTGAGTACTCGGCGCCGTTGACTCCGTTCTGGGGGTCATCATGACCGTAGGCCGCCATGGTGCGCGGGGTGGAGTCCATCTTGAGGAAACCGATCCAGGTGTCCGGCTTCATATTCCCCTTGGGGTCGAACAGCTGGGCTTTCGAAAGCCATGTCTGAGGGACCTTGTCGTCCGCGCCGTCCTGGGGATTGCGGAAGTTGCCCTGGAGGGGGATGACCAGATCCGAGATGGGGTTCTTGAAGAACACCTGAGACAGGAAGGTCTGGAGGCCGGCCTGGGTGAAATACATCAGGTGAACTCGTTTGCGCCGGTTTCGGCCACGGGAGCGAATTGCTGCCGCGTGCTGTTACCGATGCGCTCAGTGAGATCGTAGATGAAGAAACCACCCTGCCGGGCCCGGTCGGAGTCATTCATCAAGCGGTAGACGACGCCCTCGAACTCTACGAAGTAGCCCTGGAGCAGCGGCTCGGTGGACCATAGGGTTTGACTGGTCGAGGTGACCCAGTTACCGTGGTTGTCCTGGACTCTCTTGCCCTTGGAGTAGAAGATGCCCAGCTTGGGAATCGACGGCGTCGTGTCCTTATAGCCGCCGTTCACGATTGGGTTCTCGCTGAAGTATTTGTACGGTCTCTTGAGCTCGGGGAAGGAATGGAGGGTGCCCTGGTATATTCCGGCCGGCATCATCGCCCTTCCTTGATGACCGAAGTGGTCGCGTTAATCATGTCCGCGGTGTCGATCAGGGGCTTGTCGGACTGAAGTACCTTGCCCTTCTGGCGGCGGCTCTTGCGGCGAATGGTCGACTCGGCGTTCGGCACGGTCTGGCGGTAGTAGTCGCCGCGGACGAACTCCTGCACTGCTCCCACACCCTCGGCCGCGATGCGCTTCAAGCCCGGGCGCTTGTCGGCGCCGTTCTCGACACGCTTCATGTAGTGGTCTCGGATGGTGTCCCTGATCTCGTTCTTCTTGGACAGGATGCCTTCCTCAAGGAAAGGCCGTGCGGGGATCTGGGCATTCCCGTAAGTCTGAATCCGCGCCAGTTCATCCATGGTCAGGTCGGAGTCAGGGTGGGGCCGGCCCTCGGGGTAGCCGATGAGGATGTCATCGCCCTTGTCCAGGAACGCGGTGAGCTTCTTCGTATCGACCGTGCTTTTGAAGTTGAACTTGAAATTCATCACCGGACTCCTGGGAACAGAGCGAACCGCTCGGGGGACGACTGGAACATCTGCAGGGCGGCGACCCCCCACTGGTTGGTCAGCAGAAGCTTCATTTCGCCCTGGACGTTCTCGACGTCCTTGTAGGAAACGGACACGCCGTCAATGCTCTTGCCGGAAAGCGGGAGGGCTCCGTTGGCAATGGCGTTAACGACGTGATCCGGAAAGTTATTCGCGAGGTACCAGGCCACCAGAAGGTCACTCATGGCGTCGATCTTGGCGGCCTGGACGGCCTGGGGAAGACTGGCCCAGAGGTCGCCATTGAGTAGGCCGTACCACTGAGCCTGAACGCGTGCGAGGGCTTTGTTTACCTGCTGGGCAGTGATGCCCGGAAAGTACTGGGCAAACTCAAAGTCCTCGAACGAGGTCATTCATCTTTCCATCCGAACGTGACCAGGATGCCCTTGAGGCGCTTGACCTCATCCTCGAGCTCCATAGCCTTGAGTTCGGCACCTTCCAGCTTGGCCAGAGCGTCGGCCATCTTGCCGCGGGCGTCAGCGACCTGCTGGGCGGGGTCCAGTAGCCCGAGGGGATGTCGTCG